GACGAAGGAGAGGTTTGCATAATGGCTATTAAATCAGGAGAAACAACATATCATCAAGCGAAGCGCGGGATTGTTCAGAACGGGCTGGTTTTGAATTTGGATGCGGCGGTTGATGCTTCTTATAGTGGGGGGACTACGTGGCGTGATTTAAGTAGCTCTAACAGAGATGTAGGAATTTATAATACTATACCTCATTACAAAAATAAAGGTGGTGAGTTTTTGTTTGATGGGTCTAGCGATTTTATGCAGACAACTGACTGGCAAATATTAACTGGCAACGCTTCTTATACCTATGACATTTTTTTTAAAAAATATAGCAATAATAATTCTAACTGGGTTTCATACGGTTCTGCTAGTGCTAATTCATTAAACCAGCTTGGTATTTATAACGGAACACTGGGCGCTCTTCAACACTCAAACGACACTGGGGTTAGCGCTTCTTCTGTTACTTCCAATGAATGGCACTCTTTAGTAGCTACTCACGACGGATCTACTACCAAGATTTACGTAGACAGTTCTATGGTCGCGTCTAAGTCAACGACATATTCATTTGGTAGTTCTAATCTTAACATAGGAAGAGCCATAACTGGGAGTTATTACGCAAACATATCCCTTGGGTATGTTAGAATTTACAACCGCGCACTAACAGCCACAGAAGTTTTACAAAATTACAACGTCACACGGCATAGGTTTGGAGTATAAAAATGGCACAAGACATTCTAATAACACCGGGAAGCGGCGAGCCACAAATACTTTTTCGTGGTAGCGGCGCAATAGACACTGCTGTAGAGCTTAACGTTCTATCTAGCTATCAAAGTGGGACCGGCTCAGGAACCGCCCTTTTGTTTGAAGGTACAGAGGGACAACTCTTTGGAATTACAGACAATCTATCTAGTGGCACAATATTTAGTGTTGCAGATATTACTGGCCTGCCAATTATTGAGGCAGATGCAAGTGGTGATGTTAAGCTGGGTGAATACGGAAGGTATGTTGGAATAGGAATGGGCGTTCCTGCCTATGGGCTTGATGTCTTTTCTTCGGGAATACTACGTAAAGGTGTAATACTTTCAAATTATGTTCCCGCCACGACTACCAACGCGCTTTATAATGAAGGTGGAACGTTAAAATTCAACGGTTCTTCTGTTGGTGGTGCTAGTGCGGAGTCTCAGTATGCTTCTGGTCAGGCCATATCTAATCAGTCTAATATCACGGCATTGAACACGGCTTCTGGTGTAGCTACTTCATTAGTTGCTAGTTCTGGCATAGCAACCTATGCTAGCGGTCAGGCTATCGAAAACGAAGGTCTCGCGACATACGCCAGCGGTCAGGCGATTGAAAACGAAACCGATATTGGCTACGTTTCTGGAATCGCGGTTTACACTTCTGGTGTTGCCGCCTACGCTAGTGGTCAGGCGATTGAAAACGAAGGTCTTGCGACATACGCTTCTGGCAATACGGCTAATATAGCCTTTGGCTCAAATGCGGAGGGTGATATTCTGTATCATAATGGCACAAGCTTTATTAGGCTTGCAAAAGGCAGTAATGATACAGTGTTAACTATGGATGGAAATGTTCCTAACTGGGAAGCTGCTGGTGGAGGTTCTAGTTTGACGGCTGCTAGTGGTATCGTAGTAGATGGTGCTGACAAGATAAATATATATGGAGGTACTGGAAATCTTCAAGAAATACAGCTTACTTCTGATAATATTTTTACTCCAAAAATGATCTTCACTGGTTCTGGGGTTCAGGATACTCCAGTAACTCTTAAAGTTCTATCTAGTCATGCATCTGTTAATACTTCTGGCACTGCTCTTTCTTTTGAAGGCACACAAGGTCAGTTGTTTGGTATTACAGATAATCTTTCTAGTGGTAATATTTTTACTGTAAACGATATTACTGGTCTTCCTTTAATATCTGCTGACGCTAGTGGTGATGTTAAAATAGGTCAATTTGGAAGATACGTTGGGATTGGAACTGGTGTTCCTCTTTACGGCTTTGATGTTTCTTCCTCTGGGCAGCTTCAAAAGGGTGTTATACTTTCGGACTATGTTCCGGCAACGACTACTAATACTCTTTATAACGATGGCGGCGCGCTCAAATTCAATGGTTCTGCGGTTGGTGGCGGTACGGTTCAGGGTACAGACGGAACTTACGATATTCAACCCACAAACGAAGGCGCGACGACAGGAAACGCTCGCGGTGAAAATTCGGTTGACTTGCAAACAGTAAGAAATGCTTCTACACAGGTTGCTAATGGCCTCCATTCTGTTATAGGTGGTGGTAAAAACAATACCGCTTCTGGCACGGCGTCTGTTGTCTCTGGCGGTTGCTCCAATACCGCTTCAGCTTCTTCGACTGTTATTGCTGGCGGTGGTGGAATGGTGGGCAACACTGCCTCTAACACTTACTCTACTGTTGGTGGCGGTGAAGCAAACACCTCTTCTGGTTTCGTTTCTACTTTAAATGGTGGATACAATAACACTTCTTCTGGTAGTTTTTCTACCGTTAGTGGCGGTTGCTCCAATACCGCATCTGCCTCTTATTCTACTGTTGGTGGTGGTAGGAATAATTGCGCGTCCACTCAGTGTTCTACTGTGGCTGGCGGTTGGCTTAACACGGCATCCAACTCGGTTGCTACTGTTGGTGGTGGTTATAATAATACTGCTTCTGGTTTTGTATCTACCGTTAGCGGTGGTTATAGCAATACTTCCAGCGGTGAGTTATCTACTGTTGGCGGCGGTAAGAGCAATACTGCTTCTAGTTATAGCTCAACCGTTGGTGGTGGTTATAACAATGTCGCGAGTGCCTATTGTTCTACTGTTAGTGGTGGTGCTAGCAATATTGCTTGTGGTCAAAAGTCAACGGTCCTTGGAGGGGCATTAGGAGTAGCCTCAAGGGTTGGAGAAGTGTCCCACGCTGCTGGTGGTTTTAGCTCCGTCAAAGGTTCTGCCCAACACACACTATTAGTAGCAAGACGTTCAACAACAGACGCCACAGCAAACCAAGAAGTGTTATTAGATGCCAATCAAAGATTAGACATCCCAGCAGAAACTACATGGATGTTTACAGTTAAATTAGCAGCACACAATGATACAGACGGCGAGGGTGCTTGGTGGAATTTCCGTGGAGGTATAGTCCGAGACGGAGCAGGAAACACTTCCATAATTGGTAGTGTAGTACATGACTCTTATGCTGATACTAGCCTGTCAGCAGCATCGGCAAGTGTTGTTGCGGACGATACCAACGAAGCGCTTGAAATCAGAGTCACGGGCGTTGCTGGCAAGAACATTCGCTGGGTTGCCGTTGTAGATATTTCACAAGTAAGTTGGGGAACTCCATAATAATTCTTGTATTTTACTTGGTTTAGGGGTATAATATAGTGTATAGAGACTTTTTAGGAAAGGAAGAAATATGAAGAAATACGCGATTTTTAATGTGCAGGGTGGGATTGGAAAGCATATTGCGGCAACCGCTGTGGCAAAATGTATTAAAAATAACTATCCAGACAGAGAGCTGATTGTAGTTTGCGCTTGGCCCTCTCCATTTATTAATTTAGATTTTGTAGACCGTGTTTACAAAGAAGGAATGACTCCATATTTTTATCAAGATTATGTTTCGGGTAAGGATTCATTATTATTTAAACATGAGCCATACTTTACAACAGACCATATTCATGGTAATAAATCATTAATTGAAAATTGGTGTGAGTTATATGGGTTAGGGTATAATGGGGAGAAGCCTGAAATTGTATTTAATTTGCGCGAAAAGCAACTAGCGAACAAACTTTGGAATAGCGACAAACCTATCATGGTTATGCAAACCAGTGGCGGACCTTATGAACAAGGTGGCGCTTACGCCTATAAATGGACTCGCGACATGCCTATTCAAACAATGAACGCAATTGTTGAAGAGTTTAACAAGACTTACAATATTTTTCAAGTAACGAGAGTGGGCGCTCCAGTTGGACAGGGTGTTGTAGATGTTAGCTCGCCTCATAGTGTTATGGAGCTTGCGACACTTTTGCTTCGTAGTGAAAGGCGTATTTTCATAGATTCTATGATGCAACATGCGGCAGCCGCACTAGACCTACCCTCAACGGTTGCTTGGATTGGCACAAACCCAAAGGTGTTTGGCTATGATATTCATGACAATATTGTAGCAGATCAAATTGAAGGATTTAAACTTCCAGACAGTTATTTGTTTGAGTATAGTTTTGATGGCATTACACATGAATGTCCGTATAAGGATGAGTCAGAGATTTTTAATGTAGACACTATTATTAGTTCTATAAAACAGCAAGGAATTTAAACAATGATAGAAAAGATATTTTTTAATAGTTCTCTTCCTAGGTCGGGCAGTACGCTATTGCAGAACATTATTGCGCAGAATCAGAAGTTTTATGTTACTCCTACTTCGGGCGTTTTAGAGTTGGTTTTTGGTGCGCGCGCAAACTACACAGGTTCGCCAGAGTTCAAGGCTCAAGACGCAGAGGAAATGAGACTGGCATTTAAGTCTTTTTGTAAAGATGGGGTTTTTGGATTTTACAATAGTTTAACGGATAGACCATACGTTATGGACAAAAGTAGGGGATGGGGATACTATAGAGATTTCTTAGATTTCTTTTACCCAAATCCTAAAATTATTTGCATGATTAGAGATCCAAGGTCAATATTTTCATCTATGGAAAAGAACTTTAGAAAAAATCCAGATAAAGCCAATATGACATCTGATGTAGATATGACAAATATTACAACAGAACAAAGAATTGACACATGGGTTAGTAGTCAACCAGTTGGTCTTGCCTTTGACAGACTAAGCCAAGTTATTAAAGAAAAGAAGAGCAAACATATCTTATTTATTAAATACGAAGAGTTAACAAAGAATCCTACCAAAGAGATACAAAAGGTGTATAATTATTTAGAGATTGATAATTGCGAACATGATTTTGATAACGTGAGACAAACTACAAAAGAAGATGATGAAGTTTACGGCGTGTTCGGAGATCACAAGATACAAAACAAAGTAACATCAAAAAATCCAGACTATAGAGACATTCTTGGTGTAAATACATCCAATTGGATTAAGCAGAACTATTCATGGTTTTATGAAACTTTTAATTACTAGGAGATTAAAGTGAGTGTACTAGACAGAGATTTTCAGGACGTAATGCCGCCAGCAGCACAGCGAACTGCAAACGAGTTACTTATAACTACAAAACGCACTTTTGAGATGATGGCTAATGCCTTCAATCAAGGGTCGCAGCAGTTTTGGAACAATCATCAAGGAGCTACGCCACAAGAAATTGCCGATATTCTTGGCGTAGACGCTAAAGAGGTTTTTGAGCTTCATGCGCAGCTTGGCACTTTTCTTGCTGGTATTAATCCAGAATCTGTAGCTCAAGGGCTTTCGCACGTTGGAGATATTACTTACAACGAAGATGGAACAGTTCAAGTTAGTAAGTGAGAGTTTCTTACCCCCTTTTTAATGTTTGTAGATTAAAATATTATTTTTAATGTGTATTTAGTTAATACTGTGTATAAATATATGGAGGTACATTATGGCATTTGTAGAAGAAGCTCACGTTAATGATATAGGTACGGTATTTAGGGTCACGGTATATGATACAACTTCTACCGGAGGCACTACTGTTGCAAATATCAGTAGCGCATCAACTAAAAAGTTTATATTCAAAAAACCAGACGGAAGCACTTTTGAAAGGGTTGCAGTTTTCACTAGTGATGGTTCCGATGGTCAAATACAATATGTTACAGTAAACGGAGATCTTGGTGGTCCCGGAACTTGGCATTTACAAGCTTACGTTGCCACTCCAGATGGAACTTGGAACACTAGCGTGGGTTATTTTAAAGTCAACGAAAATTTATAGGTGATTTATGTCTTGGAAAGTAGATTTAGTTGTAATGCTTAGATCTCTTATTGGAGACCTAGACCATGCAAAGTATACAGACGAAAGATTGAAGCAGGTAATAGTTGTGGGTGCTTATAATGTTATAAATGATGCAGATTTTCAGAATGAATACTCCGTAAGTGTTTCCTCTCTGTCTATATCTCCTGATCCAATATCTCAAAAAGACACCGACTTTTCTATTCTTAGCGTTTACAAGGCTGCCTGTATTTTAATAGGTAGCGAAGTTAAGACAGAATCCGCTAATGCTATCTCTATTAAAGATGGCCCTTCGGCTATTGATCTTAGGGGCGTTACTCAAAATTTAAACATCATATATCAAGATATATGTAAAAAATACGACGAATTACTAAAAACTTATCAATACAATAACACTCTTGTTGGTCAAGCTATCATGGGTCCATACAGTCCCGGCAGTATGATTTTAAGATCTAATGAGTTTGATTATCGTGGCAACATATTTGACTAGGAGAAAAAAATGTCGGTTACTAAAAAAATAATTGATGGCAATGATCAACCCCAAGGTGGAGAGGGGATCGTTAGTATCGCTGGTGCGAGAGGGCTATCTGCATCTGATAAAATAGGTGCTAACAATACGCTAAATTCATTTCCTCCATTGCAACCTACGCAAATAGATTCTCCAAACTCTGTAACAAACGATACTTTTAACTATAGGTTTAACTCTGACGAAGTTAGATTTGCCCCCATCGGGCTTAACACCACAGGTGCTGAAAACGCAACTGGGGTTGTGGTTAGCGCTATTACCGGAAGATCTATCGAGGTTGTGGACTACACTATAGTAGCAGAAAAACAAACTACTGTAGATTTTCTTTCTAATTCCACCCCTATCGTAAGCGGGGTACACTTTGCTGCTAATGGTGGCGCTTCCGTAAGTAGCAATGAGGGCGTTATGGCTACTAGTGCTGGAGAGTCTCTTCAGGTTAGTACTTCTTCTGGTGTTTTGGGTGGGCATCTTTCATATAGGCTTGTTTAATGGCTATAAATATACCGGCTAGTGTTTTTAATACATACAATGAGGCAGTTCTACTTTTTACTAGGACTGGAACTCTAGTGTATCCAGAGAAAAGAGAGCAGTGTCCTAACTGTTTTATGGACACTATGGGTAGTAGAAATAGATCTATAAGTAAATACAAGGCTGGCGGTCCCTACCCTTTTGAAAGAGGGATGCCATGCCCTTATTGTGGCGGAAAAGGCTATAAGGCTATAGAGACTTCGGAAGATATAACACTTAGAATTTATTGGAATAGAAAGTTTTGGGTTGACATAGGTATACCTATAGATATTCCAGACGGCTCTATACAAACCATATCTTACATGGCAGATTTAGAAAAAATAAATAAAGCTAAATACCTGATTCCAAAATATGACGGGATAGAAAAATACGATCAGAGTAGATACCAAAGGACAGGCTCTTCTTATCCGCAGGGCTTTAAGCAGAATGACACAAAGTATGTTGTTACATTTTGGACTAGGAGTAGTACGTGAAAATAGTTACAAGCAACGCAAGAATACGCTCGTTGATAAATAAAGCGCTGGCAAAAGAGGGCGAGAAAGTACTAAAAACTGCGGCTTCTGGTATAAGAAAAAGAGTAAAAGAGGTCGTTAGAACGGCTATCTCTAAGTGTCCAGAAATTCAAGAGCTTTCTAGCGGTACTCTGCGATTAGATTTTGGACTAACAGAAGACCCCTCTGATGCCATAATTAATTCTGTGGCAAATTCTACAAGGGTTTCTGTTTCAAAAATAAGCTCAAGAGGCGGAAGCTTTAGGGGTGGTGTTAAGGTGTATGTACAGCCCTCGACTTTCTCCAACCTTCTTTCTTTGTCTGTTTCAAGGCAGGATCTAGAAAGCGGCGGATCTATACCTTGGCTCAGTTGGTTACTAACGGCGGGAGACACGGTAATCATTGGTGATTTTGGTGTTGATTACGAAATGGGTACTGGTAGAACCGGCGGTGCTACTATGAGCGCAGAAAAAAGACCCTTTAAAGTTAACCCCACGTACTCTGGTGACATTGATAACAATTTTATAACCAGAGCTATTGGTCCTTCTATGAGAGAAATTTCTAGAATAGTAAGACAGGAGCTTTCATAATGGTAGGTGGTCCTCATACAAAACTTTCAAATCTTTCAAACGCTCAAGACGCGACGGTTTCTAATATACTTTTAGATAACTTTATAGCCTTTTACGACTGGGGATTTCTAGACCGTGGTTCTTTTTATAATATAAAAATTCCCCAGTCTGGAATTCACGGCGGAGATAGGCATAAATTAAGAAGTGCTGACGACCCTAATTATACAGATGGTCAGGTTTGGGAGGGTTATCGTCAGAACTGGGTTTGGGAAAGCGGTATAGATGGAACTACAGAACAGCCCACAAGAATATCGGGCGTATTTGTTGATAGTACTTTCTACGCTACTGGAAATATTAGCAAGCCATTTTATATAGATTATCCAAATGGTAGGGTTGTCTTTGATTCTGCTTTAAGTACTTCTAGTGAAGTTAAGTTAGAGTATAGTCATAAGTGGGTGCAGGTTATTCCTGCTGAGGGGGTTTCTTGGTTTCGTCAGATACAACAAAGGTCTTTTAGGAACGAAGAAGGATTTCAGGTTTCTTCTTCTGGCGGGTGGGCGCAGCTTGGGGAAACTAGGGTTCAGCTTCCTGCTTTGGCTATAGAAGTTATTCCGGCTTCAAGCTTAGAGGGCTTTCAGTTAGGCGGTGGTCAATGGGTTAATAATGATATTATATTTCATGTTATATCAGAAAACCACTGGGAGTGTAATAATATTATGGACGCTACCCTTTATCAAAACGATAGAACTATACATTTATTTAATCCTACTACCGTAGGTATTTCTGGGGCTTATCCTTATAACTATAGGAATGAGCTAAACGAAAACGCTTTACCTAGTGGGCTATATCCAAATCTTATTGATAATTTCTTTTATAGAAGATGCTGGATAGACGGATCAAGAACTCAGGGTGTTACTCAGATAACTCCCGATCTTTACATTGGAACAACTCGCTGTAAAACGCAGGTAAAAGCTATATAATTCAATATTTTGTGTATATACAATAGCCTTTACCAGAGGACTATAACTATTTAAGGGAGATTATCATGGCTGGTCGCAATCAAAGAATATTCTACGCTTGTCAGGCTGTAGCAATTACCGGACGTGGCGGCGAACTACACGCTGCTAACATCGTTAAGGGTTTGCAAAGCGTTGGTATGAGTAGCACGTTTACCCTAGATCAAGTTTTTGAGATGGGGCAGATTGAAATTTATGAAAACATAGAAGAAGTGGCAGATATTGAAGTAACCTTAGAAAAGGTTATTGATGGTGAAAAACTAATCTATGATTTGGCATCTAACGGAGCTTGCAAGACAGACGTTGTGTCTGCTACCAAGGCTAGATCTGATGTTTACTTGGCGGTATTTGATGACGGACTTTCTCACGCCACTGGTGTTCCGAGAAACGTTTGTATGAATTCTGGAATGTTTATTAGTTCTGTTTCTTACAGCTATAGCATTGACGGAAGCGCTACAGAATCTGTTACCCTTGTTGGTAACGATAGGTTCTGGAATGAAGACGGAGGCGGAGTTCTTGGTGGTGAAACCGTTCCTTACTCTGGATGGCGAGAGTTTGAAAATGAAGTAGGCGGAGCTTCTGGCATCACTTACCAACTGGACGGATCAGACGCTCCTGTTTCTGGTGTTGTTCGTAGGGTTGATGTCGATATCGCCGGTTCTACCCTTCCTGATCTTTTGAAGAGACAGGGCGGTGATGATAGCTCTACTGAGGCTGGAATTAGCTCTAATGCTCATATTCAAAGTATTTCTGTTAGCACAGACTTTGGTCAAGAGAATATTCAAGAGCTTGGTAGATTTGGTCCTTACCATAGATACGCTACCTTCCCAGTAGAGGTAACTTGCGATTTTGAAGTTATTGCAACTTCGGGTGGGTTGATTAACGTTTCTGGAGCGGCTCCAAACCTTAGCGACCATGAGCTTGTCGTTAAAGATACTGCCGGTACTGTTATTAATCTCGGCACTAAAAACAAGCTTTCTAGCGTTAGTTATTCTGGCGGAGATACTGGTGGAGGAAACTCTACTGTTAGTTATTCATTCAGTAACTTTAATGTTTTGACTGTTCAGGGTGGATCATAATCTGCGATAGCCTAACTTCAGGATAAATTTTGGGCAAGTAGATAATAGGAATTAGGATGGATATTATACAAAATGAGAAAATTTTATGTCGTATATTGCAGGGTCGTCTACGTTATTCGTCAGGCGGGCCTGCTTTATACATATACGAACCTACTAGCGAGATACTAGAAGAGTCTTTCGAGGTTTACGACGAATGCTATAATGAATCTTATTTTAAAGGGGCTTATTTAAAAAGTGAGCTTGTAGAGGTTTTGGTTGGAAATAATCTTTGGAGTCCTTTTGACGACAGAGAGGCTGAAAAGATTGAGAAAAAAATAGAAGAATACAAGCTTAAAGCTTTTGAGTTTTTCTATAAGATTAGAGATTTGGAAAGTATAAAAATGGTTTTAAGACATCTAGAAAAAGAATTAATTAAATACAAAAATAAGAAACATGTCTTAGACCACGTTTCTTGCGAAGGTGTTGCTGATTTTGCTAGGTCTAGTTGGATAATCTCAAAAACCGTTTACAATTCAGATAAAACTCTTTATGACTGGTCTAATCATTCAACGTCTTCTATTATGGAATTTTATAATTCTAACAAGATTTCTAGCGAGCAGTTTAGGCACATAGCCAGAAACGACCCTTGGAGATCTATGTGGAATGTTGGTAAAAAACAATCTAGTGTTTTTGAAAAGCCTTCGTCGCAACTAACTAAAGATCAAATTGCTTTATGTAGTTATTCTTCCATGTATGATAACGTATACGAAAGTCAAGAATCTCCTGACGAAAGGGTTATAGAGGACGATGATTGTTTAGACGGATGGTTTATACATCAGCGCAAAGAGTACGAAAAGAAAAAGAAACAGAAGACAACTGATGATATGATCAAGAATCCTAAGATAGCAAATTCTCAAGAAATATTCTTAATGGCTAATGATCAAGAAGAAGCTAATAAAATATTTGATATTAACCATCCTTCCGTTAGAGGGATTATAAAAGATAGACAGCAAACTATTAAAAGTGCTGATCATCAAATTAAATTTACAGAATTTAATGATGTTAAGCAAGACATAGCAATACAGGGTATGCAAGCGGCCAAAAGTAAAATTAAAGGAATGAGATAATGGAAGACTACAATAAGTTTCTAAAGGATTCTATTGATTATAAAAAATCAAGAGAGGACCGATACAAAGAGGTCTCTAAGGATGCTCTTTTTAAAGCCTCCAAAAAGAAAGTTCAAACAACCATGATAGGGGCGCTTTCTACCGTAGAAGAGCATTTCGGTTTTCTGTGGGGGTTTGAAATACCGGAAGAACAACTTACACCAGAACAAAAGCATATCAAAGCAATATTTGAAGATGTCCGTGCTAAAATTCTTGATCGCGGAAATACTCAAATAAGAAGCCTTGAATCTGAATTTGTGAATTATGAAATCAGTAAAAAGAAGTACTTTATCAACCTGCCAATGGCAAAATCTAAAGGAGAAGAAGATGGGAAATGATACACAAAGAACTCTGACTAGCGAAGATCACGAAGGTAATGAGGTGGTAGTTGTTGTTAAAAAGCCTACCGCTCAGGATTACAATAAGTCTCAGATATCTTATAATACGTCTTTTAGAGAGGCTCTCGATTCGGGCGCACTGCTTAGACAGAAATTAAATGACTATATGAAAGAGCAGGGGATTTGGGATGATAAAAAAGAAGAGCAGTACGATAGACTTGTTTCAGAAATAGGAGGTATGGAAGATGGTCTAAAGGGTGGTGGTATTAAACTCTCTGCGGCTAAGGAGATTGCTTTAAAGCTTAAACAAAAGCGTTTGGAATTTAGAAATTTAATATCAGAAAAAAATGCTATGGATACAAATTCTGCCGAAGGGCAGGCTGACAATTCAAGGTTTGTCGCCTTGGTGTCTAGGTGCGTTTTTGATAGTTCTGGTAACAATAGAAAGTTTGCTGACATCCAAGCTTATGAGGCTCAGGCGGATCAGCCTTGGGCGGTTGAGGCCGCTGGCGAACTAGCTAATATGCTATATAATATTGATCCAGACTACGATAAAAATCTTGAAGAAAATAAATTTTTACAAGAGTTTAATTTTGTAGATGAAGAACTTCGTTTAATTAATGATGAGGGTCATCTTACAGATGTTGAAGGACGACTCATTAACGACGAAGGAAGATTTATAGCCTACCGTACAGAAAAGGGTAAGGACGATAAAAATCCTGACGAGCTTTATTTTGTAAACAGAGACGGTGAAGAGGTTGTCAAGGTTATAAAAAGTAACGGCGAAGAAGACTGGGTTAGGTTATCGCTGAAGGAAAGGCAGCCATTTTTGGATGAGGATGATAATCCTATCGGGGCGAAGATCGAGGAAAAAACAAAACCCAAGACCAGACGTAAAACGACTGCTAAAAAAACCGATGCAAAATCGACATAAGTGTGTATAGGTATTAGGGAATGCTTCTAGCGGAGGAATCTTTACGGATTCCTCCGTCTTTTATATAGCGGAGAAAAGATGGCACAGCAATTTAATTTAACTGCACAGATCAACTTGCAGTCACCAAAGAATGTTGGAAGGGTCGTTTCTGATATACAGAGACAGCTAAAGGGTAGCGGGTTAAATACTGTAAATATAAAAGTAAAAGCCGACCCTAGATCTATGGCTCAAACTAATAAACAACTTCAAAATATTAGTAGAAATTCTAAGTCTGCTTCTAAGGATATAAATACTCTTAACAGAAGCCTTCAAGAAGCTACCAGAAGATTTAGTGTTATCACGTTGGCAACTGGTACGCTTCTTTCTTTTGTTACGGGTTTTAAAAACGCCACAAAAGCCGCTATTGAGTTTGAGAGAGAGCTTATAAAAATATCTCAAGTTACAGGCAAAAGTGTCCAGCAGTTACAAGGGCTAACAAGGGAGGTTACAAAACTTTCTACTAGCTTAGGCGTATCTTCTTCTGATTTGTTAAATGTTTCTCGGACTTTGTCTCAGGCTGGATTTTCGGCAGAAAAAACTCGTAAAGCGCTTGACATTCTAGCAAAAACAAGTTTAGGTGCTACGTTTACCAGTATTCAAGATACTACTGAGGGCGCTATTGCGCTCCTTAGACAGTTTGGAAATGAGGCTCGAAAGGCTGGTGGAGACATTAAGTTTCTTGAGCAATCCTTAGATGCTATTAATGCTGTCTCTAAAAGGTTTGCGGTTGAGTCTGACGACCTCATTACTGTTATACGTAGGGTTGGTGGTGTATTTTCTGCCGCAGGCGGAGAAGTAAATGAATTGATTGCACTGTTCACTAGTGTTCGTTCTACCACCAGAGAAAGTGCCGAAACTATCGCTACGGGTCTTCGTACAATTTTTACAAGGATACAAAGACCAGAAACCATAAACCAGTTAAGAGAGCTTGGTATTGAGTTGCAGGATGCTCAGGGTAATTTTGTTGGAGCTTTTGAGGCTGTTAAAAGGCTTTCTCAAGGTCTTAACACACTAGATCCTAGAAGCGCTGTGTTCAGTCAAATAGTCGAAGATCTTGGTGGATTTAGGCAGATAGGTAAAGTTATTCCTTTGATTCAACAGTTTGCTACCGCGCAAAAGGCTCTTGCTGTAGCGCAAGGAGCGGGCGGTTCTTCGGCAAGAGATGCGTTAAAGGCTCAGGCCGGGCTGGGGGTACAGATACAGAAGGTTAAAGAAGAGTTTAATGCTTTAATAAGACAGTTTTCAGACAGTAGTACGTTTAAAAGTGTGGCAAAGGGTGCGCTGGAAATTGCTAGTGCTATGATTAAAGTGGCGGAAGCTGTAGAACCTCTTTTACCGTTGTTGACAAGTATGTTCGCATTGAAGCTTGGAAGAAGTTTAGCTCCGGGAATAGCTAGTATGGCGGGTATCGCCAGAGGTGGTGGTGGTGGTGGTCGTGGATTTAGTAGATTTGCTAGAGGTGGAATGGTTCCCGGTCAGGGCAATCGTGATACTGTTCCAGCCATGCTAACTCCGGGAGAGTTCGTTATAAAGAAAAGTAGCGTAAAGAGTTTAGGCACCGATACACTTGCTCAAATGAACAACAATAGATTTAATGTTGGTGGCACAGCGCTGAGAGAGAAGTTTAAAGAAGGTAGACCTCAGCTTTCTAATAAAAAACTGGGGGGCGAAGCAGTTCCCGGCAGTATACAATTGATAGATGATGTTGCTGGAAAAGCTTTAGATTCAGAACTTGGTACATATGGGGGCGCGTTTTTAAGACCTATCGCTAGAAAACAGAAATTACAGGGATTTGTTGATAAAAAAGCTATTGGCGCCGGGATTAGAAATGATCCCGATTTTAAACAAGTTTTGTCTTTTGGTGCTAAGGTAAAAGGTGGGGCTGGTAAAATCAAAGCAAAGCTGGAAGCGCAATTAAAAAGCATTGAGGGCAAGAGTCAAACTGCACAGGCCGGTTTTGTTTTGAGGGCTGGATCTTTAGAAAAAAGTAAAGCAGAAGGCTTAGAAGATATTATACTGGGGGGTGTAGAAGACACCGTTTTAAAAGGCGCTAATAATATAGGCTCAACTTTAACAAATAGAATGTCTGGAGCTAGCTCTGGTGACGTGGCAAAAATATTAAAAAGTGCAAATATTGATAATGTTACAGGTAATATATTTGAAGCGATTTTAACAAGCGTAGGAGATAAAGATCCTATGGCGGGCAAAGACTCTAATTCTGACTGGGACTATCTTACTGGTCTTGGTGGCAAGTTAGCTTCCTACTTTGACCTTGAAGATGTCGCAACAAGACCTACTGACGCTAAGTCTTCTTTCACTTCTGACAATGTAAAAACCTTTATTAAGAAAGTTAAAAATCTTGAAACTAAAAAATCCATAGCAGAAGCTAATAAGGCTCTGGACCCTATCCTTGGAGCTATAAAGAGAGAGATATCTGGCATGACCGCTGCGGACAGTCGTTCCATAGTATCGGGTCCGGGGTCCAGTACTGTAGCCACAAGGGGTGCAAATCAACAAGTTAGAAAAATGGCAGGTTTGAATAAAGGTGGCGGTATCTCTGGTTCTGATACTGTTCCTGCCATGTTAACTCCCGGCGAGTTTGTATTTAATAAAAGCGCATCAAAAAGTATTGGCTACGGCAATCTAAAAAGAATGAATGAGCAAGGCGTAAAAGGTTATGCCGCCGGTGGTGTTGTTACTACCGGTAGAGATTTTTATGGCAACGGACCTCTCGCGGGTGGGGCTAGATATTCTCCAACACAAGCCTTGGCCGGATCTGGTATGATCGACTCAAAAAGCCTACAGGCTGCCACAAAGCAAATGGGCGTTTTTGAAAAAATATTAGCCAAATTAAATCAGATTGCTAAACAGCTTGAAGCTACGTTTAAAAAAGCCGATACAACAGTCAAAAGAACAGATGGCGATCTGAAAAAAATGGATGTGGACATAAAAGATGTCGCTATTCAGCTAGATAAAGAAGCTCAAGAAATAAGAGAATCCAATGCCGCTAGAGATAAAGAACAAGCAGCGATAAATCGTTCAGCTATGACTCGCGGCCAAAGGGTGGGTGGAGCATTACAAGGGGGCGCTCAAAGGGTGAGTAGAGGAGCTTCTGCTGTTCAGAGTGCTGCCGGATCAGCGCAAAGCTTGCTCTTTCTAGGCGCTATGGTAGGCAGCGTTACTTCTCAAATGTCTGGGCTGAACGAGGCTACAAAAACGGCTATCACTCAAACCACCACTATGGTCGCTGTTGTGGGTGGTATTACTGGAACTTTAGTTGATGTGGGTGCTAGTTTTGTGTTTATGGGGGCGGCTCTTGTAAGTCAAATAGGTAGCGCGATTACTGAATCGGGGGCTTCTATTTTAAGCGCTGGTGCAGATACAGCAGAGGCTGGTGCTAGTTCTCTCGTCACTGCCGCGATGGGTCCGCTTGCTATTGCGGCTGCCGCTCTTGCGGCTGGTCTTTTGGCTGTGGTTGCCATAGCTGCCACTTTTGCTATTGCTATGTATTATTTTTCAGCTAGAGCGAAGGCAGAAGCAGATAATTTTGGAAAAGCTGCTCAAAAATTTATAGAAACATTTCAAGAAACTGGAGAAGGCTTATCTGCTATACTTAAAAATATTGCTAATCAGGAACGAAAAGAAGAAGAATCTAGACAATTTATGTCAGGAATGGCGCTTCCGTTTGCTAGTATGCTTCCCGGTAGTTTTGCTTCGTCCGCTATGGATATGACTGGTGCAACACGGGGAGAAAAGCAGGCGGCCAAAGACGGTAGCAGTTTCATGCTTAAAACCTTTGCTCCTGCTTTAGATGCATATTTTGTAGCACAGGCTGTTGCAGATTATCAAAATGATCCAGAAGTTGCAGCGGCGTTTGAAGCACAGGTAGTAAAAAATACCGAAGCTTTAAATTATCAACTTTTAGCGCAACAAAGTTTGGTTATGTCTTTAAAGAGTTTTGAAAGTAGTCTTAATGATATTGACTTAGCGGAATCTTTAACTCCAGAAGAAAGGGTTTCTCAAAGACTGCAAGCTCAAAAAGATTTTACAAACAGAAGTCCCGGCGGTCAAGAACAGTTTGATGATTTATTTAGCAATATCTTAAAGGCGTCAAAGGAAGCTCAGGGTAATCTTCTCAATAGGGACATAGATCCATCTTTTCTCAAGGCTTCCGGAGATAGGAGTACGGATAGTAAAGGAAATCCCATTCTAGATATAGAACGTCTTATGAATCTAAACGATTCAGATTTAGAACTGATTCCGCCTACGCTTAGACTAGCTTTGCAAACCTCGCTAAAAAATTTAAATTTAGCACTGGAATCAGCGGCAAAAAATACAGCAGAGTCTATTAAAACGCTCGGTGAAGCTCGGCAAAACATAGATGTTAGTGACACTAGTGTAACTAGCTTTGATGATCTTAGTAGTTCTGGCCTCAAGGTTAATCAAGATTATTTAAAGGCGATAGAGGCTTCTACATCTGCTATACGAAATGAGTCTATATTAAGAGAAGCTAAGTTAAAATCGCAGCTGAACGAATCTACTGATCAGAAAGATCGGGATCAATTACAAGAAGCTATAGATAGAGAAATAGAGGGAAGAAATAAATTAATAGGAAATATTGAAAATGGCGAAAAAGAGGCTGTTAATAGTGCTATAAAAAGAAGAGATGCAGACATTGCTGCCGCTCAAGCTGCCGAAGCTTTAAGAACGCGATTATTTGAAGCTGCCGAAGCTTTACAGGCTTTTTCAGACAGAACGAAAGGCTTCATAGATGACAGGCTAGGTATTGAAGATCAAGCAGGTATAGCTCAAGGAAAGGGTAGTAAATTGACTGCTACTAAATTGCAGGCTGTTACTGCGACCACTGATCTTAACCAGTTTAGCGCTGATGCTCAGGGGGCAATTTCTGGAATTTCAGATCCCGGTGAGCGCGATCAGGCGCAAAAGGCTATAGATACACAAATTCAAGTTGCGGAAGCTTTAAAGGTTTTTGAAGCTCCCGATACTGGGCTTTTAAACAGGTCTAGTGTAGATGTGTCTCGCGCCGCTGGCACAGATATTGATAGCCTTATGGATATTATGGAAGATCAGTTTGGAAGCGCGCTGCCCGATCTAAGCTTCCTACCAGAAAAGGTGCAAGAGGATATAATAAGGGGTATAGCAAAAGCTTCTGCGGGCGGAATAACTCAACAAGAATTAGATAATATATTAAAACCAATACAAGCATCAGCAGAAGCCAACAAAAAAATAACGGATGAAATAACAAAAGGTAACCAAGAATATCTTAATGCATATACGTCTTACTTAAATGAAGTAAAAAGACAGTATGGAGAAGAAATTAAATTTAGAAACGCTGTATTCCAACAACAAGAACAGGCTATTGACAGAGAGATAAGAGCTAGAAATATTATTAATCAATCTCTTGGTCGTGACGCTGCTGTTCAAGATAGAAGTGCTAAAGAAGCAAGAAGAGTTCAACAAGCTCAGGGCAATTTGACTGCTGCTGGCGTAGGGGTGGCTGCTGGTGATATTGGTGGCTTGACAGGAGAAAGACAAAGGCTATCCGCTTTATCTCAACAGCAAGGAACAAAAATACGAGGAACTACAGACGATAAACTAAGAACCGGTCTCGCCAAAGAACAGTCTGAAACTTTGAAACAACTTGCTGCTGTAAATAAAGAACTAGAAAGACTTGCAGACCAAAGCGGCAGAGTAGATGATATGTTTGCCGAAATGGAGCGCAACGCAGAGGCTATAGAAAAAGAAAGAGCAAAAAGAGAAGCTGTTACTGCTGTTGTAGAAGAGTTTGTTGTTGGTGGTCAAGATACAAGAAAAGCGCTTGTGGAAGCGGCTACTGGTGTAAGAAAAGCTTTTGCTAGCGGTACACTACAAAACCAAACAGAAGAGCAAAGGTCTGCTACTGTAGGCTTCCTTGACAAGCTTGGAGATGTTGAGCTTTTGGGCGGATTTACTGGTAAAGAAATAAAACAAGAATTGGTGTTTAGAGATGCTATTCAAATGGGTCTTGATCCTAGAATAGCAGAACAACTCGCCACTGCCACGACAAAAGAACAACAACTTATTGATTCTAATGAGCTTTTAGCGTTTGAAATTAATAAACTCAGCGGAGTGATGCAGGCTGCCCAACAGGGGCTTGATCCTGCAAATGTTGCTCCAGCCCTTGTTGAGCCTCAAGGTAGAGCTAGAGGCGGTTTGATTTACAGAGCTAATGGCGGCAGCATATTCCAACCAAAAGGAACAGATACAGTTCCGGCCATGTTGACTCCGGGCGAGTTTGTTATTAGAAAGTCGGCTGTTGATGCGATAGGTACTGATACTTTAGCTGCTATAAATAGTGGGGTTAGTTATCTTAGTGATGGAAGTAGGCGTAAGGTATCAGAAGCAGATCGTGAGGGTTTGACTAAAGAGCAAATTAAATACTTTGAAATTCTAGGTAATGAAGGACGGGAAGCGGCAGATGCTTACAACCAACAAATTCTGAAAGATGGAGGGTCTTTCGTGAAAGCTGCAAAGGCTGGAGACGAATTTCGTGGTGGTGTATCTAGGCCGGATTCTAGTAGCGAATTTGAAACCTATAGCAAATTGGGTTCCGGCGCCATAGATCCAAACCGTAAGAAAATACTAAACCAACCAAGCGATCCGGTTTTTGATAGATTTTCAGCGGCAGCTAATATGCCTAATGTTTCTAATCAGTTTAGAGTTTCTCCAATGGCTACTAGACAAAGCACAGACGCTTTAGGAGCCTTGCCCAAGGACGAAGGAACTGGCGCTCTTTCTCCTAAGCACTTTAGGGCTGCTAAAAACGCTGGTCTTATCAATAAAAACGAAACTTACGAGCAGTATAGAGAACGCGAGCGGATGACAAAATATGGAACGACTTACGCGCAAGCCGCTCCAAAACCTAAAGACCCTTTTCAAAGCACGGCTGCCACGGCTGCTACCACTATTTATGGTTCTGACGATATTAATCCATATACGGACGCTTTAGGCGGCGCTTCCGCATTAGACGATGCTGTTGCGGCAGCTAAAAACGCTAGATTAAAAACAAACAGAGACGCTTTTAAAGCCAGAAAAGATGCAAAAAGAAATACAAGTACGGCGGCCAGTAGAAAAACAGCAAGGCTTTCTGGAGTAAAATCTGGATTATCCGGCACAACAGACCAACAAGCTAATCAAGCAAGATACGAAAGAATTTTAAGAACAAATGGCCCAGCAGCAGCGCAAAGATTCGCAAAGTCTCAAAACTTTACGCCATCGGGCGGCGCGGGCGCTGGAACGGGAAGAGGTATAACGCAGGCATTTAAAAACAACCCCAATATGATGGGTTCTCCACAAGCCATGCAGCAGTTCCAGCAGTTCCAGCAGTATCAAAAATTCATGAAGTACCAACAACAGCAACAATTCAGAGGTGGGGCAAGGTTTAGGGCTGCTGGTGGAGGTATTTCTGGCGGCGATACAGTTCCTGCTATGTTAACTCCGGGCGAGTTTGTAATGAGTGCGGGAGCCGTAAGACAGCACGGCGTAGGCACTATGAAGGCGTTAAATCGCGGTCAGGTTAAAGGATTTAATAAAGGGGGTATGGTTGGAGGTACTCAGTATCTTCAAGATGGAGGAAGTGCCACAGGGGGAATAGATTTAACACAAATTTCTCAAACCTTTGACAAAATTACAGCATCCATAACAAAGCTTTCTACCAACTTAGAAAGTTTAAATGAAAGATTTGGATTTTTTGAAATGCAGCATACTGTCACAGTTGATGGTCAAATTAATCTTCCCGGCGTAGATGGTGGTGCAATAGCTCAACAAATAACCGATAGTATTGGTGGACTAGTAGCAGATGAAGTAAAGAAAGCTTTAGATAACCCAGAGGCTAGACCTTAATAGGATATAAAATGCAAGATTATTTTAAATCAAATAAAAATCAGCAAGGAACATCTTTATTTATGAAGTCCGATTCGGATGGAGTTAAAGATGGTCAGAATAAAGCTATGCCTTTAGGGATTAAAACTACCGCCCAAGGCATAGAACACTTTACCAATTGGGAAAGTATTGCCAATTCTATAGAAGCTAAAAACTTTGCTAGGTTTGATGACTCCCAGCCTACATCTTTAAAATTTAGCACTATGGAGCAGATTCCCTCAAGATCGAGAGTTAATGCAGATGATTCGCTAGGGTTTGCTACAGACATAGCGGGCGGTAGAAGAAAAGTAGAGTTTACTGATACTTGGACTCCTAACGATATTAAAATTCTAGATGATATAGCGTTTGTTGCTCAGGATGAATATACAGACATCCACAGAAAAGATATAGTGCTTGCTGGACCATCTACAGACGGACGAAGAGATCGCCCACAGGCTTTGAGGCAATTTTTTAACGTAGAGCAGTTTGCCCCCGGAGCGGGCGGAAAAGATCCGGGGACTGGTACTGATGACGGAACGGGGACTGCTAGTTGGACATCAAGCGGATCGTGGGCCTCAAACTTTGAAGGATCTAGTCCTACTGGAGACATCACAGTAACATACACCCCCTCAACCTCGACTTGGACGCTAAACGCAGTTGTACCAAACGATGGCGGCTGGGGAGGTACTATAACTGGAACCAAGGTTCAGAACGCTTGTTCTTGTACTGGTGGAGGTTGTGCAAACACGCAGGTCAGTATTCCTGTAACGGGAACTCATTATTGTTTTTCCGGGGGAGGTAGTGAAACTTACAGCGGTTTTTTCGTTTTTGATCTTACCCCTTCTAGCTCTGCTGGAAAAGATTGTACAGATGCTATATTGTTGTCTTACGCTTCAGATTCCTACATGGCTAGCGGCGGCTGCTCTATAGGTTTCCTAAATGTGAGTAGTGAGACTTACAACGGTTATGTACCGAGCGGCGGCGGGGGCAGTGGTACTGAGGCCGGTGATGATGCCGTTATAACCTCAATTAGAAGGGTTGGAACTTTAGGTTTTGAAACCCAAGCCCTGCATTTTGATTTTGATAAAGTTTACAGTACGGATTCGGAATCTTTTACCGATGAGCCGGATGCACATAACTTTACTTCCGATTTCGATTCATACTCAAGCGCAATAGTAAAGGTAACACTTGCGAAAAACGGCACTGGAGAAAGTAAGCTACCTAAAAATATGTACTTTATGTTTGGTGGTGCTGTAGAAGGTGGTGCTGAATTTACTGCTAAAAACTCAAGCGGGCAAACAGAAACAATAAAAAGGGATTATTTAAATTCTAAAGATATTGAATTTTATGATCCAGTAAGAAAGATCGGTCAAACTAATCCTAGTCCCAGAATCACTAATTGTAAATTAAAAAACTTTAGAGATTGGAAGCAGGCTGGCTATCCTGAAGTTACCGGCTTCAATCGTGCTATAAATGAGCAATTTGAAGGCGATCAAGATTTAAAATTTCTAAACGATAGAATTGTTGGTTACTATTATTTAGTGATTGGTCAACCTGAGAATATCAGGACTATAAACGGTAAAAGACTAATAAAAGAATCTGTAAAAGTTGGTATTCAGTTTTCTATACAAGACAACTGGGGGCAGAACGAAACCTTTGACGGAATTTTTGATGATTTTGAGACTTTTAAAAACACTACAGACGGAGCGGAAAATGGTGTTAGATCAAAAAGTCTTGAAGTACATGAAGTAAAAATTATGAAGTTTCAGCCAGTCCGCAAGTGTGGAAAGGTTGATATCTACGCTAGGAAAAGGGGTATAATATCTTCCTTAGTTGATAACTCTGCAAGCTCTACGGGTCATAATCTAAACACAAACGATGTTATTAAAATTTCCTCTGCTGTATTTGATGGTGGTCAAAACGGCGTTGCTGACATACATCCTTTAAATGGTAATAAGTTTATTAAAAGAGTGGATGACAACACCTTTGAAATTTATGATGATCAGTTTTTTCGAGAGCCTACTTCTACACTCAACTTAAAAACAACAGATGGTGTTGTTTGGACCTGTATATCCAACAATTTTGGTTCGCTGGGACAGTCTTGGGATTATTATGGCACGATGTTTTCTCCTACGGGAAGAAATGGCTATTCTCATACCGACAGACTTTCTACTAACTTCTTAGCTCCAAAAGACTCGTTCTTTACTAGCAAAAGAATAAAATCGTTTTTTGAAAGCTCTAGCCCGGCTTCTAGTGAAGGTACACTATCTAGGAAAAATAATTATACTGGCAAAGAGACTTCTAAAACTATAAATTTAGAAATGGGAAAATTTTCCAATTACGGCTCGGATGGTCTTGGTGATTCTCAATTTGCCCGCGCGGGAATCGGCCCGCTTGGAAGTTGGGTCAATACTAATTTAGGTAAAGACTTAGAAGATAATATCCCTGTTGTTTTTTCTGAAAGCTATACAACACCTATAGACGATCCCAAAAGGGGTATGCAGGACTTTTTTCCATACAATTGTCAAGATGATTTGTCTCATTTTGTTTTACCAGACGCTTCCAAAGAGGGTGAAGACATACGATCTCCATACCCCGGAATGAGATTTGGTTCTAGTATGGATTTAAAATTTTCTCATAATTCTGGCACTAGTAAGGTTTATACCTTGGCAGTAGGAGAAAGAGGCTCTGATGTTTCTGTGGATTTGTTTGGGCAAATACCTCAAGAGCAGCTTTTTGAAAAACCTTCTATGCGATGGAATGGCTCAGAGTTACAACAAACGTTTAAGCCAAAGGTACTACCTTACTATCTACCATACGGCAGAACTCACTTAATATCAATCACAATAGATCAATATGGTAAGATTAGTGATATAGCACATGAAGATACTGTGTTTGGTGGCGGTAACTCTATATCCAACTACGGAAAGAATGATACTGTTGGCATAGAATATAATCCTTGGAGTACTTTTGAATCTTTGTATAGAGTGCGTAATTACAGATTTTATCAAGATCCGGCTATGGGTATAAGTGACGAGGGAAATTCTGTAGCTGTGAGCTTCGCTAATATTTCTGATTTTAATGAAACTTTAGGAACTTTAGCAAGAAATTCCGGTGGCACTAAGAGGCTTTCTTCTAGATACTGGTTGAGAAGCCTGCTTGTTCATTGGGATGGTCAAAATATAGCCAATAGATATTCTAGACAAGAAAGTGCGGGCGGTTCTAATTTTAATAATGTCTTAGACAGAAACCTAGTGACTGATAGAAAAACCATTCCTTCTACTTCTTTTTTTGGAGAAAGTGTTTTAACAAGATTTGGAGAAGGTTCTGGTTTAAAAATGATTGACCGATTTGGAGATCCAAACGATGACTTGTTTGGAGATCCATCTGTAATTCAATACTGGGCAGTATTTCCTTGGGTTGATAGTTTTGGTAAGTCTGTAGCAATAAAAAATGATATCTCTCTAGACTTGGGCGATTTAGATCCAACTACCTACCCAGCAGCAAGCCCCAAGACAGTTATTCTTTCTGCCTCAAGAAGTAAATCTCAAGTAGATATGACTAATGCGGCTGAACAGCCAGTGCTTGCGTCAAACGCTAATTTAACAGTCGAAGAAACTACTAGCGAACTAGGACAAATTACTGCTCACTTTTTATACAAAGATAGCTCTAACGTTTATCGTAATGTTGATTACATGCCATTTAACTCTGGCGGTTCTAGGGGCGGAAGGTTTGCTACTGGCGAGGCGATATTTAAAAACTCTAAGCCCGGAACTGACTTTGAAATAGAGTACAGTAAGCTCATGCCCGGAACCGCTGGCGGGACGGGGATGGCAGAAGTTATAACTTCTTCTGAGTTGTCTTGTAGTAAAATTATTTGGAATGATGACTATATAGTTTGGAGTGAGCAAAATCTTGCAGAAGGTAACTCTATCATTCATTTGTTTACTTTTGATGGAAAGTTCAAGCCCTCAAAGTCAATATCAAAACCGTTTGATTTAGAAAAATTAGATGAAACTGTATCTAGCGCCACTTACGTAGGAGAAGGTTTTGGTTTAGATTTTAAATATCAAGATAAGTTGTTTGTAAGTAATGCGTTAAGTCAAACAGACGAAGGTGGTAATTTAATAGCTGGAGTTTCTGGTTTAGATGGACATTTTATAGATCAACTCTTTGTTTATGAAATGTTGAGAAATGTTTCTACTTTTGAGGAATCTCAAAAAATTCTTCCAGCTATAGATGACTCTAGGGAAGATTATTATTCTGAGTATTTCAAAAGCGCACAATATTTATTACCTTACTTAATACCTATTAAGAATGGTTTTAATCACGACAACAACTCGTTGTCAACTTCTGCGTGGGATATTGATCTTACTAATAGGTACGACTTAGCGGGCAAAAAGATAATACTTAAAGATGTTTTAGAGTATTCGGTTTTTGATAGAGATTATTCTCAAAATGATTCACTTTCTATCTCAGAGCCATACAGCGCTAGGGTTCCTATTTATCTAGGAGTTAGTGAAGATACGTCTATTAAGAAGTTAAAATCTACTACCTCACTTAGCTACAACTATATTCCTCAATCCACCACAGAATATGACTGTGCAAATTCTGGTGGGGACGTATCTGAGTTTAGAACTAATAAAACTCCATTGCTTTTCTTTAATCTGCCTCTGGATAGTTTGGATATGGTTGAAGATGTAACAATTAATTTTGATATATTGGAAGAAGATATATTCAGCGCCTTTGAAACCAACTCAAATAGTGAGGACACCAACAATATAATTCCGAGATTGGTTTTGTATAGTAAAGACCCTAGGTCTACAGTTATAGAAAACGGTCCAGCCACAAATGGAAGCGGATCAACAACTTATCCTAGATACGAAAACGGACTTTGGAGTAGGCCGAGATGGGACGCTGGTCCAGATAACGAATACTATTCAGACATGTATCCCGGTTATTACAGAGGTGGCGCTCAGGATTTGTTTTTCTACGGTAGACTTCCGGGTTCGTTCATCAAAACAGGAACTATGGAGTTTCCAGAAAGGCAAACGCTTGGATATCTTTACGGTGGAAATATAAACCTTGGAGAATATTATGATCTTACCGCTGGATCAAGAGGCGGCGGTGATGCTGGTGATCCCGCTTGGATAGCTCCTGATGTATATCAGCATCTTTCTGCGCAAGAAAGAAAACACGTTTTGCCATACGCTAAAATATTCTTACCGGAAGCTAACTCAACTGGATACTCTGTTACATTATCTGCTCAAGATATTAGGGATTTTGTAATAAAGGGTGGCTTGGTAAAAGATGCCGCAAATGACAGGCCCACTACTGTAGCTGGAAGCTTTAATGATACGGCTAATATTTACGAAGGTGCTGAAAATATAACTTACACTTTGGCAGTAGGGTTTGTATTGACAAACGTTGAAAGTTTTGATATTACTACGGGTCAAACTCAACATGAAGAGCCTTCTTTAAATTTTGATGTTGGGCCAATTAGATATATACATGCGGCAGATGCAAATGGAAGAAACTTTCCAGATGCCAGATACCCATATGCTTTTGATGTAAACTTTTATAAAGAAACGGCGAATGGTGCAGAGGTAGAGTATACAGATCTGGGGTTAAATCAACTCAATTATGAGCTTAGGGCTAAGGTTAGAAATTTAGATGCTTCAATTTCTAAGAAAAGACTTGTTAGCAGAAGATATAGAAACGCTTTCCACAAGATAGCCGTTTTCAGATACGACGAAGAAGAAAGAGACAGTGTTAGAGAAGTATATGTAGATGGTGGCGAGGTTAAAATTTATTCTCAGTTTGGCGCTAATAAATTAGTTCCTGTGCCAGAAGCTAACAGGGATAGATTTGAAGGTAAAGAACTTGCTTATGGGTTTAACGACAAAAGATTTGGAAGTACGAGTCTTAAAAAGTTTAACCCTATAATTGCTATTGGTGAATCTTTTGCTTCTTCAGATTCTTCTAGCGTTAAAGATGGTTCATTTTCTAAGTCTTTACAGGTTGTGAATACTGAGAGTGTGTTTAATTCTTACAGAGGTACAAGCTCAAATATATATTTAGATTCTGACACTGGTAACTTAGAATACGTAAGCCCTCCTACTGGTTATGTGATAGGAGAAAGTTTTTATGATTCAAATACTTTGTTTGGTGGATTTGATTTTCAGTCTCCAGAATATTTAAGTCTTTTTATAAATTCTAATCCTACAGAAAAAGGCTATATTGACCTTGCTATTCCAAAGGTTCATGAGATTGATAATGGCGATGTAGATCTTGTGGTGACGGGTTTTACTGAGCTTAATAATGCTGCGTCACTTTGGACGGGTGTGCATGGGTTCAAAAGAGGCAAGGATCTTTTCTTGAGGGCTTTGTTAGATAACAAGGATATGTCGCTTTTTACTTTTGAAATCGCTCCCTCTGCGGTTGCCACTCTGTTTACTGACGCTCCAGATGTAACTGGCGATATCACTCTGACCATCGCCCCTCCCGTTACGGCTTCTGGCAACTTGTTTACGGTTGGTCCTATTTTAAATACAGGAACGATCCCATTAAACATTCAGTCTCACGCAAACATTAGTAAGGGCGCTACTCTAAGTTCGTCTGGTATGTTCTTTGATGATGGTTTCTCCAATCTTTATACGGTAGCTTCTGTTCCAGAGAATAAATTTACAACTTTGACCATGAATCCTATAAATAGTGGTGCAATGCCGCTGTTTATTGTAAAACATCCTGAAGCAACTGGCGTTATGAACCTAAGCATAGCTTCTAAAGCTTCTGGAGTTCAAGGGTTTAACTTGTTTACTGGCGATCAATTTGATGTACATGAAAATTTTTCTGATCTTTTCATAAAGTCGCAGCAATTCGCTTCGGGTCAAGCGACTCTTTACAATGAAGGGTTATTAGATACTGCTAATTCTAATAGAGACACGAATACTACGGTTGCAGCTTCACTTTCTAGTGAGTTGTTTGACAGGGGTGGTATTTTTGGAGAAGGTAAAGAGGATGTTATATCAAAAACTTTATCTGGTAGAACATATGAATCAAACTCCGTAGTGTGCAACCCTATCAATCAAGGTCTTTATACTAAAAACAGAATGCGGTATGATCGTTCCTCTAAAGACGGTCTTTGGTTTATGTCTGCCGCCCTTAGATCTCCTGTGATTGTAGATGGGTTAGAGTCTAGAGATCCGGCTTTGGTAAACTCTACCTTGGGTGGGCAAAATTTAATCAAGCCATTTTACGAAGATAACAACAGGCAGGACGCGGTAGGAGCGGGCAACTCTACTATTAAAAATGAAGCCTATGATTTAAATGATGATTACTTGGCAAAGGCTTGTATAATTGGTAAAAGTATTCAGTTGGATATGTATACCGTCAATGAAGACGGAAGCGTTAGCCAACAGGGAGAAAAAAATAAAAATGGAATTATAAGATTTTATCCTGCGGACTCTGCTGCCCAAGCCAATGAACCCACCGGTGGTGTATTAGATGCATTTTATGAATTAAGGAACGATCTTTACGAGCAAGTAAAAAGCATTCACGACAAAGAGTTTGCTAAGTCTGATATTGTATTAGAAAATAGTCAAATCTCTGTAAACGATCTTAAATTGTCTTTAAACAATAAATGCGCCATATCTTTCAGGATTAGGGTTGACTACAGAAAAGATCTAACCGTTTATTCTACCACTTTCAATGTAATAACTATTTTTAGAATTACCGGATATCAAGACCTTGAAACCGGGTTTAGCAGTAGTAAAGACTATAGCTTCTTAATTTTTCAGGAAACGGGAGAAGATACAGACAAGCAAAACTCTGGTTATAATGTGGCTTTTGATTATCAGGATCTTTACTTTGACAGAAGGGGCATTTCTCAAGGTTCTGGTGGTGAGGTATGGAGATCTTTAGCTAGCGATGATTACTCTACTTCTGAGAGAGTTGTTAAGTTTTCTGATCTTTCAGATTCCTCATATTATGCTACTAATGCCGCTTATGTGGTTCAAGAACAGAGAAAAACAGGATTTGGTTATCCTGTAAAGATCTTTGATGAGCATAATACAAGTAATAAGATTATGCTTGTTGGCGCAACGTTATTTGACCCATACATGTTTAATACTTTAGAAGATTCTCATACGCCTAATGCTATGGGCGCTGTATATATATACAAGAGGTCTGCTGCAAGCCAGTCTTGGGCTTATCATGGCGCTGTATACTCAAAGGGCTTTACGTCTGATAACATTCTTTCCAATCTGTCTTCATACAGGGGTGGTCAACTTTCCACTGGGCAGTCTGCTCTCTTCGGTTATGATTTTGATTACAGTGAAGGTGTTCTGGTTGTTTCTGAGCCGGGAGGAGACGGAGCGGAGATTGTTAATGCGGGCAAAGTGTATTCGTTTGATATATCTTCCACTCCTAGTTTGGTTAAGAGTTATTCTGCTTCCGATGTATCGCTTCCTGACGGGTCTAATATATCTTCTGGCGACAGTTTTGGTTCTAATGTTGTGATACTAGGAAAAGAAGATGTTTTGTCTTGGTCTGATGCTACACTATCTCAGGATATAGACTTAGGATTTAGTAAATATCAAAACGACAGTACTATTTATAATCTTAGAAATAATTCTGTGTTTGGTCTTAGTTATGAAAATTCTGATGGTATTTTGAGTTTTGTCCCTAGCTCTATTAAGTCTGAAATAAACCCTTACGATGCTGGTGGATTAAGCGGTTTTTCTGAAGATAATATTTATCGCTGGTCTAGAATAGTTTCTATAAAAAAATTCAAGGCTAGATCACAAGACAAGCTTTTGGTTGTTAGAGAGTTTTCCTTAAAGCTAAATTCAGGATCTGCTTCTGACGTTGCTAATAAGTCCATAAGGGTGCAGAAGATTTCAGTTGTCAACTTGGATAGATCTCCTAATGGGACTTTGTTTATAAAGGGTCCGTTTTCTAGTAGTGGCTCTACTTCGCTTTATAATTTAGGCTTTGGGCCAAGCGGTTTAGCTCCGCTTACCATGCTTTCTCCAAGAGTTCCTAACAGCGGGCTGTCTCCGTTGTTTGTCAATAATTTATCTTTCTTTAAAACCATGAGTTTAAGTACAGAAACGGTTGACAATCCTTATTTTACTCTCAATATTGACGGTATCGTTAGTAATTTTGATGGTCAGGCTAATCTGTTTGTTAGGAATCGAGAGCTTAACAATAATGCATCACTGATAACTATACCTAGCGCCGCATCTAATATCGGAAATGTTTCAACTTTTGTTCAAGGTTCTATAAATGTTTCAGATATAAATAATACCACTTTGTTTGTTGGTAAAGAGATTAACTCGGATAGCCTATCGCCCCTATTCCTACAGACAATACCGGAAGGGTCTAACTATACGCCCGGATCTTTATTGTATCAGAACGAGGCGTCTTTATCTATATCCGGCATGTTTGAGAACACCTTTGCTAGCGATGTAGGCTTTTATCTAAATGCTCCAGATAGCGCCAGTGGAGTCAACGCTGTTTCTATGGTAGTTAAAACCCTTGTTCCTGTCGTTAGCGATAATGGGTCGTTTATAGAGAGTGGCTCTATAACTATGGTGATGAATGGGAATAATACAGGGAATGTGTTTACTAAGGTTAATCAAGAAGTTTCTCTAACCATCTCTAGTAATACTATACAAAGTGGTGTAGTTCCTATATTTATACAGAGGCCGGTTGCAAACGCTGCTAGCTTATTCATAGATAGCAGAATATCTTCTGGGGTTCAAGATCTTTATGTTGACGGTGCTAATATTCATAATAGCGGGATGAACCTTGTAACAAAGACCCCAGAAAGTAATAATTTAAATATCTTTACAAGAGGATTTTCGGAATGATACTTTATACATCTAATCAAGATTCAAGAGAGATTGTTATCGGTGGCGTTTCTGGGATGCCAGCAGGTGCGGGTGGCCTTATAGGTCCAATGCCTAGGTATTCTATCGCTAGGGAAAATCTTTCTACTGGTGACGGCACATATATGGGTACTAAATTCTCTATAAGTGTAACGGGAACGGCTATTATACAGTCTACAGATAGCGCTCAGGATATAACTGTAAAAGGTCAAAGGCAAAGCCGTGTGATGGGCGAAGCTTTAACTTCTATGCAGCTATTAAGAGAGAGTTTTCCTAATCAGGGTACTGGTAAACTTGAAATAAGTCCTTATGGCGGTCTTTCTAACGTTATGGTTTTTGATGACGCTAAACTTATGAGCGTTGACTTACCGGAGCAAAGTGAAGAAAGTGCTGGTGTTCAAACTCTAGAATATTCGTTTGTTTTTGAGGCTTATGAAGATGATTCTAATAATACTAATACCGGCTCTACAGGTAGACCAGTTAAGCCTAGCTATAAATTATCTTCTGTGGATGAAAGTTGGGAACTTGCCGAGGCAGACGGATTTTTTTATAAGGCGGATAGCCCCAATTCCACAAATGACAATCTTCATAAAACATACACTCTTAGCCACACTGTTTCTGCTACGGGTTTAAAGAAGTATCAATCTGGATCTATCGCCACAGACGGCGAGGCTTTTAGGCAGGCTGTTTTATGGGTCAAGAGTAGGCTTGATCTTGCCGTAGATCCTAGAGTGGAAATAGCAGAAGATTTAATGGGTGATGAAACTTTCTTTAGTAGTAAGTTTCTTCCTATAGAAATGAATATGCCCGGAAAGCCGGATGAGCTTGGTTTTAATTTGAAGAGCGGAGATATAAAATACAGAGGGTATAATCATGTTAGGTCCGTTTCTTCTGATCAGAATGTGGGGAGCTATAGCGTAACAGACACTTGGGTGTTGTCTCAAGATGAATTTAGGTCTACTCACAGCTTAGATTTTAATTTTGAAAATACTCCCGATGGACAGGGTGCGACTGTTTCGGTAAGCGCTACGTTTCAAGGGTTAAATACTCTAGAATCTTCTAACACAAAAATAGATAAGTATGCGGGTGCTGCGTCAGGCTTTAATGCAGTTAGGATGTTATTGCCGAATTTAGCTGATGAAGTTTATAAAGATTCTGGAGGGAAATTTAATCTTAATACAAGCCGTAAACTTAGCGAAAGTATAGGTCATAATAAGGTTTCAGGCACTATAACATATAGCGTGTCTTTTAATGACTTCGACCTGCCTAAAATTCCGGGTGCCGTCACAGAAGGGGTCTCGATAAACTACGGCAACGACAGGGGCGAGCAAAAATTAATAGCTTCTCTACAGGTCATAGGAAGAGCGGCTGGCCCAATAATTCAAGATATAGGAACTACGCAAGTTAGTAATAGAACAATTACTGTTGATGCAGTTATGGAAAGAGGGTTGGGTAAACCGGATGGCTCAGTGGCTATAGCCCCCTATAGACCTATTGGAAATGCTTTCCTAACTTCTTCTACAGAGTCTTGGAACCCGCAGACAAGATCGTACAATAAATCAGAAACTTGGGAATTTAATGGAGATGTATAGTGCCTGAAATAAAATGGGAATCAAATGTCGGTATCATAGTCTATGGAGAAACTATTGAGGAGTCAATATTTTCTGCTCGCGCTATATATCAAGATGCTGATGGTGACGATTATTCTCCTGACGGAACATATGTTTATACATACTCTGGCACGGCTAGTGGCAGCCTGACGACTGGGTTAAAGCTAGGCGCTGGAAGCTATACTTTAACTGCTACGTTTGACCCAGAAGATAGCGCTTTGGGATCTGATATAGCCGGGACAGCTTCTTTGACTGTAGAAAAAGCTACGCCCCTAGTAGTTTGGAACAATCCCCCCGATATAACTTATGGATTGGATAGCGAGGGGGATGGTCCGACACTGTCTACTGAACAGCTTAACGCAATAGCCAGCACTGAGGGAACTTTTGTTTATACGCCCGCTTTAGATACGGAATTAAATGCGGCAGACGTTTCTCAAAAGGTCACGGCTACTTTTACTCCCAGTGATGAAGATAACTATAAAAGTCTTCCCCTTTCCGAAGTGAGAGATGCAGACGGAAATATAACGCAAGAAGAAGTTCTACTAGAGGTCGAATTTAAAGTCTTAAAGGGCGATGCTGTAATTGAATGTCCTATTTTTAAAAACGGTCTTTACGAAAAAATACTTCTTCCAAAAGGACGTTTTGAAGAGTTTCCTCAAAAATTAGATTTTGACGAGGCTACGGGGGGAGTTGGGGTTAAAGCGAAGAACGGAGGTCAGGAGATAGTGGGTTCTTTTCAATTTAATCCCCCGGAAGGCACAGAGCTTAAAAAATCAGAAAATGTTACCATTACTTTCGTTCCTGACGATATAAATAACTGGAATCCAGAAACACTTGTCAAAATCGTTGTTTATCCTGTGCATGAAAGGATTAGCGGTCCACTTAAAGCTCCTGAAATGTTTGGATGCTCTGTTCAAAGCGTTAGTTCTTCTGTGGGGTGGGGTGGAAATAGTAGTACTTGCGATTTGGTTTTAGTGGAAGATCCTAATAATGATCTTACTTGGAAACCGCCTCCGGTGGGGACTGCTTGCTTTTTTCAGTATGCCGGATTTTATTTCGGAGGAATCTTCACTAGGTGGACTTATTCAAACACCACGGGAGGGAAGACCTACAAGGTGCTGCTAGAGTCTCCCGCTAAATTGTTAGACGGCGTTCATGTTATAATGGATAGTTTTGAAGGCACAGAATATAATTTTGACTTTGGAGAAAAATACAATAGGTTTAGACCCTCTAGCGTAAACCCCAATATAACAACAGAAGTTAACAATGTTTATAATGCTCTGGGGCATTTTGAAAATTATAGCTTTACCAGAGAAGACGGTGTTCGTGGAAATTTTGGAGGCTCGGACTCAAATAGCGTAGGATTTCCGGCCAACAAGCTATTGAGAACTTTAGAAAAGTTATCGTGTCCTGACGAAAATGAAGGCGCTAGCTTTGCCCATAAATGCGCTTTTGGTCCTCAAGAATATTATAAGATAGATTTAAGTGAAATATCCGCAATAGCTCCAGAATACTATAGGTTTTCTGGCGTTTCTCAAAGTATAAACAGCCTTATATCTGACGTTGGCGACTTGGTTCAGCATGACTATTTTATCACAGTCGTCGCAAAAGATCCTGAAACTATAGTAGACGAAGACGGTAATCCTGTTCAGGGAGGTTTTGAACTAATAGACCCTATAATAAAGGTTAAAAGCATAGATAAGGGGCAACCTCCCACGGGCGGAGTCGTTCGTTCATTAGTTGAGAGCTTTAAGTCCGGGGGCGTTCTTATGAGTTCTTCTATTGGTGAAGAATTGACAGACGACACTACTCAAAAAATAGTTTTGGGCGGCCCTGCAAGCAGGCTTGTGACAAGACGTACTGATACAAACAGCTATCCTATCTGGGCAAAAAAGCAAGATAGTAAATATATGTTTGATTTTCAAATGAACCCTACTGGATTGAGCTATTTAGACGATAACAAGATCCCTGTATGGGTAGATCCTTTTAGTTATTTTTCTAGCTACGAGGCTACGGTTTTTGAATTAAGGATGGCTACCGGAGGTAGAGACTCTTGGCAAACGTTTAAAGTTTTTGAGTCTGTTGCAAATGGGAAATACGAAGACGACCCTTGGTGTGTTGATATAGATATTGATGAAGGAACTTTGCGGGCTTTGGCCGCTGGTAACAGGGGCGCTATGAGTTTAGCGTCTACATCTTTGACCACCGCTAAAAAGGGGTACGATACAGACTTCGCTAACAGTTATGCAAGAGAGGCTAAAGATTACACTGAGAAAATTTGGGCGGCTGTACAGAACGTTGCAAGCAGCTTTTATGGAAAAATGTTTGCTTTACGTATGCCGGAAGAACCGGGGGGTATTGACAATAATCTTAGATTTATAACAGAAGATCAAAAATACGAAACCTCTTGGGAGGCTCTGGATTCTTCTTTTGATCCCGCTAATAGGTTTAGTGATGTTGCTTTCTTTGATAGCTCAGGAAGGACTAAGACTTATGTAGAGTGGAGTTATAGCGGTAACAGAGACTTTAGTGTTTTGGGTAGTCAGTATGCTGGCTATACTGGAAATATGTTTACTCAGAATTTTGACAGGCTTGACAACATTGGGCAAGGGGTGGCTAGTGCGGGATGTAGTATAGAAAAAAGCGCTTACTTTTTTAATTTTGGGGCAGGAGATAAGCCTTTTGTCGTTATGAACGCTGGGCAACAAATAAAAGAATATGATGATATCACTACACCAGATTTTGGTTTGACGGTGTTAGCCAAGCGATTTTTTGACATTGATATTCCGCCAGAAAATTATATTGGACCCGGAAAGCCTAATACCCAAATAGCAATTCCCCCCAAGGTGGTTCCTCCTTTTTCTTTTGGTGTTTCTCAACAAAGTAATAGATATGTTTGGGGTCCGTGGCGTGGCGGAAGCTTGGCTGGTAAGTCCGAGGTGATATCTGAAGAAAGTCTTGTGCCAGAAACCTTTGGTTCTGTAGCTGGTATGAACGAGGCTGGCGAATCTCTTGCTCAAGTTGGCACTGCGGCATTGGCGGCTTCAGAAACTGGATATGTAGAATTAGCAGAGTTTCCTGCTTACAATATAGCAGAAAGATTTGCGGGAGGCGGCCCTTATGTTACAGATATGTCGTTTACAATTGACACTAGCGGCTTTAAAACTACTTATAAATTTAACACTTGGACCCCTCAGTTTGGTAAGCTAGCTAAATATAATGTTGATAGAATTTCAAGAATCAACAAAGCCAGCCTAGAGCTTGCAAAAAGAGAGCGAGACAAGATAACAAAAAGACCATTCCTTCCTATAAAGCAGGAGTCTAGAATGGAGCAGTTGGCTAAAAGGCAAAATCGTCCTAACATGGGTTTTAGTCTCGCTCAAATATTTCCACCCGGAGGAAATTTCGCTGGAACGTCAGAAGTATCTAGTATAAATATTAGTGACGCTGCTGCTCAGGCCGCGAATAATCCTGAGAAATTTAACAGAATGGCGGGAAATTCAGAAGACGCCAAAATGGTTCCGGTTGAAACAAGAAAAAATAAAGATTCAGAAAATGAAGAAATGTCATCTTTAGAAAAAGTAGAAGTTACAGATGAGCCTGTTGGTGGCGTTTTGCCTTCTGGGGAAGAAGCAGATCCTGTATTTTCAACAGCGGTGCATGGAGATGACGGCAGTGAAATGATGAATAACAATCATGACAGCGCTATTGTTTCTGCTATTGATGACGATCCTACGTCGGATCTTAATCCTGAAAAGATGGAAGAGTCAGAAAGAAAGTCAGTTAATAGAGTAAGGTATATGGCTTATAAGTTACCTATGACTGGTCAAGGTTGGGGATGGGATATAGCATATAATCCTGTTCCTAATATTGATGGAGATCTTAGAAGTCATGATCCAAACTTTCAAACAAATCCTAAGCTTATGAAAAGTGGCCCTATAAGATTTTTGTGGGATAAAGAAAGAAAGGTTTGGTCAGGCGGCCCAGAAATATTATGCGGAACTCTTGCTACAGACATAACTGCCGCGCCTTCTGTGCTGTCGCCAAGTAATTTCACTGTCAACGTGTTAAGAAAAACAGGAGAAGAGAAGGGCGAAGGAGCGCTTGAAGACTTAGGAGAAATTATAACCTGTTACAATAGAGATGTTAACTTGACCGCAACGGCTGGGGCAAATGTATTTATTGTAGTCGCTAGATTAAATTATGAATGGACACCACTTTGGGTTAGCTGTACGGAGTAATAAATGGGAACTAATTGTTGTTGTGGTAAGCTTAACTGTGATCAAGAAACCGTGTTTTTTGATGTGGATCGCTATATTAATTCAGAAATGAAAAGCTTTGTAGAAGTCGAGGCCAAGGTGCATAGGTCCGTTAATAGCTGGAGACCAAGCCAAAGAGAGCCAGAAAAACTTATAAAAGAAGAAACTTTTTCTTTTCAGGATGATACTGGAAAATTTTACAACCTTAAAGGTGAAGATTCATACTTTTTCCAAAAGGGTAGTAGGCGGTACATATATAGAATTGAGTATACTACAAAAAGAAAAGTTGCGCTTCGTTTTGAAATAGATGACGTTTACGACTGGGGCAAGGTAAATTCTTTTGGTCATAATTTTATAGACAGTATATACTTTAGGCCAGAGGCTTTCGATTACTCGTATGATCCGAGCGGAGATATTTTTGAATTTGGTGAGATTATAAAATCTTGTTCTGAAGATATTGAAGATTTGTCAGAAGTAGACTTTAGCCGTATTGTTCCCGCCTCTTTTCTTCCAAGTAGTTTTGAAGAAAGGTCTGAAAATTTAGAAACAGATGGAATAGGGGTTGATATTTATAAGCTGGCAGAAGATGAGTCAATGCCAAACAGTGTAGAAGAGTTTGACGCAGTGTTTGGCAATGGTATGTTTGAATATGAAACAACTGTTATTGATAAAGTGTTTAATGGAGCAGAAATATCTGAAAAAATTGATGATCCAGATATTGATCGTGTATATACGGGGTTTTCTACTATAGACGGAATTGCGAAAATAGAATATAGAGAACAGGATGTAAATTTAAGAGATGATCATGAGGATCAGTTTGAAGGTGGTGCTTTTAGATCTTTAAAAACATTTCCATATACAGCATATAACTCAATGCAAGTTTCAGCAATTAGTTCGGGAAGCACGGCCAATGTTAATAATGACGGTTATGGAAAAGATGTACAAATACCTTACGGCAAAATTGATTCTAATGGTTCTTATGTTCTATTGATAGATTGTCCAAACGTCGGGACGGGCGATTTTATTTGCAATCAGGCTCTTATTGAGCTTAGAAGAATAAGTGGTGCGGATTTATATAATGCTCCTCAGTTTTTTAAAGAAACAAAAACAACATTTATTCCTACCGATCCAGAAAATCCAATGAACGGTGGAGAATATAAAACAGAAAGAATAGAAGAACAGATAACACTGTCTGGGTGCGAATCAAAAGTGAGATCTGCTGCCAAAGAACCGCCTCCAAAAACTCAAACTTTTAATCGTTTTATGGGAGGTGACAGCAGGCTTGAAGCAGAATACATTTCTTTTGATCTTGAAACAACTCCGCGTTCTGAAGACACTGCCTGTAACGAGATTTTACGTCCTAATTTTTTACTAAATTCCTCTAATTTTGAAGAATGGAGGACTCTTTATACCAGAACAGAAGATGGGGAATATGTTTCTAAAAAATCATTTATGGACACTAGATTTGATTTTGATTCATTTTTATCTGGGCCAAACTATTTTGTTTCTGGTGGAAAAATAGAGCTTGAATTATTTAAACCCAAAACAAGCAATTTAAAATCAGGAGTTGCTGAAACTTATTTGCAGGTTCTTTATGAACTTTCTTACGATAGAGATCTAGAACTTGTTGCAAATTACGAGAATTTTACTAACATCCACCATATAGCCCTGATGCAACAATACAACTCGCCCCCAACAGGAAGGGCCACCGCTGGCGACTTTGGAGATGTGGTTAATCTTGATGTTATAGATCCTAAAGTGGTTGGGCTACCTCTTGTTGATATAGGTCCAATAGGTGTTGACATATTGCCAGATGAAAAGTTGGGATCTTACGCTACAGGCTTAGTTTCAAACTCTAAAAGTAAACTCTTAACCAGCCCCAGAGACTTTGTTTTAAATGAGGGAAACGGCCACTCCGAAAGAACACATTGGAGTTATACTTTTAAGCCTACGTCTGACCAAGCAAAGTATATTTACAGATTGAAATACAGAGTGCTTGAAGGCTCTTCTACGTTTATGGGTAAGGACTATATTGTAAGAGAGTTTTTAGCAGCTTCTAATCGTCCAAGTTTTGGATTTGATTATCCCCTTGCGGGACTTCCCCACAATCAAACATCATTCGGTCAATACAAATCTCCTGATTGTTTTGGGGATCATAGCTGTTGGATTACTGACATAGACGATCAATATTGCATAAGAACCAGTTTTCCGGTTTTTAACACCAGTAGCGGACTTCGGCAAGGTACGCTCCAAGGTGTTACATGTGACCCTAAAAAGCTTGTGTCTAGCGCTGTAGGGGGATATGTTTTTAATAAATCAGTTATGAACGTGGATAAAAAATACAGACCGCCCATCCTGCCCGTGGACCGATTTGGGTCAATTTCTCCCGGAGGAGGTTTTTCTAGAAACAATTATTTAACTAGTCTTTATATTAGGGGTTGCGCCATAGAGTCCGGGAGCGCTCTAGTAGATGTAGATTCGGATCTAGAGTTATTTTCTCCTAATGAAATACATGCATACGACGCCGTTCCTCATTATGGAAAATTTAGTGCTGCCAAGTTTAGATTTAAGCTAAGACAACACGAATTTTATCCTTTAAAGCTTGCAAGAGAAGACATAAACGATAGCTGTCCTAAAGAGTGTCTTGCTATGGAACATAATTTTGAATGGAAGCTTTTAGAAAGCGACTGGGACGTTGGAGATCGTTCTAAGCTATCTCGCGCTGATTATGGATGCGTTACTATTTTAAATCACGAAAGAGAAGCGGCGGAGTGGGGAGGGTCTTTTCAGTTTGAAAGTTGTGTGGATATTGTTCTAGCGACCTATATTCCCGAACAACAGATTGTATATGCGGCATGTTTTTCGACATTACCAAGATATCCCGCTGTTGAAAATAAGTATTTTGACTTGCCCGAAGATGGTGTTATATCTATTGACCGCAGTATCATTCTTTGTGACGCTGGTAGAATTGGGATTCCTCATATCGCTGTTGACTATGCTGGTAATAATCCGCTTGGTCACACAACCCGGATTGGCTCAAACTCGATTACAATAGGGCCAACTAATGAAAATCCCAGTATCAAGGTTTATGAAGCTGTGGGTGTTCAGGATGGATACAACAGTACGTGGCAGATTGTCACTCGTAAAAAAACTCCTGAAAACCCGCTTAGTGTTGAAAAACCCCTTGAGGAAACTAGAAGAATATTTTCAATGGGTAGCGATACTTATCATGTTGATGCGGGCGGTCTTTTTAGCGAAAGTCAAAATAGGGTTCTTGATATCATAGGTACTTCTGCCAACTCCGTTGAGAATAAATATGGAGAAAATCACCAAATATCACTTTCTGAGGTTAGCTGGTCTGAAGCTGGAGATGTTTTTTCTGAAGTTGATAAAAGCACGGGAGCTTCATATCCGTATTCTTTCAATATAGAAAATCATAAAGATTTTATTGTTGGAGCAGCATATGGTGGTCTAGATTTAGGATACGGAAGAAAAGCTTCTCAAATCATAAATGCTTTCTTGACTGAAATAACATCTGGCGAAAGCGAGTATTCAATGACCGTTCAGGGAGAAGATTCGTCTTTCCTGCCTTTTTATAGTGCTGGTGCTGGCCTTAGATTCAGAGCAAACGCTAGCGATGGAGAAGACGGCTGCTCTGGAAAGTTTGAAAACGATATGCTTTTCTATAGGCGATATTTCGACGATAACACATCTCCTGATAGATCTAATAATCTTGGTTTTACTAAGTTTGATATGTCGCAAGCTACGTGGGCTATTCAAAATAAATATGCGACCTTGCTATATCAACAGTATATACCAGTTGTTAACATGCTCTTAAATAAAACCAAGCTGAACCATCCCTATGTAGAACAAATAGTTTCATTGATAAAAGATACAGATGTTGATAAATATTGGTACAAGATTGGAGTTGATGTAACTGTTCCTTTGGACCCTGAAGAAGAAGGGCATTCTTTTACGTCTGTTGTTGCCCCCAAAGATGCAACAGTTTCAAAAATATACAACAAAGATAATTTTGTAGGTCAGTTAGTAGATGCTGGTGACAACCTTTTTGAAATAATTACCGATGTAGAAGAAATTAAATGGGACTTTTTTGCAGGAAGTATAACAGAAATAAAAGTTAACAATGGGGACATCGTTAAGGCTGGCGATGTTGTTATGATTGGTGAAGTTGGAAGCACCACAAGGGAGGTTGTTTCTGAAGTGAGCGGAAGAATTACTCTAAATATAACGATAGGCGAAGAACTTTCTAAAAACCAGAAGCTGGCAACTGTTGACATTATTGAAAACATTGTATCTCCTGTAAAGGGGCAGATTGAACAGTTGTATGTTAGCGAAGGAGAAGAGGCTGAAGAAGGGCAGGTCTTAGCGGGCATTGTCTCTACGGTCACATATGAAGAAGGTTCTTATTTCTATATCAATCAAAAAGGAGAAAACATTGGCCCACTTGAATCTGCTCAGGGGTTCACTTTTAAGAAATCTACCGGAGAGTATGAGATAAGAGATGGTGTTAAATTATTCTTGGATGGGGGCTTATATTCTTCTACATATACGTCTGACAGAATTGAAAGAGCGGGTCCAAATGATCCATTTTTTTGGTATAACGGGGGTGAAAACGGATACACGGTAGAGGGTGCAGTTTCTGCTCAAAATAAAGATGAATGGCTAGGTCTTGTTAATACATGGGATTTTGGAATTGCTACGACTTGCAACCAAACAACAACTCCTGCATCTAGCTTATTTTCTGATGCTCTTATTCCAAGATTTACTGAGCTTACGAAGATAGTTAGCTTAATAGTCGATGACACATTCGCGGATGCGTCATTGGTAACGGTGGATGCTGAGGTTTTATTAAATGACGCTAGCTATTTTACTCAGCCCTTTACAAATATTGTAAGAACTTTTGATGTTGATTTTGAATCTGTTGAAGATAAAGGTGGGTTTGATCGTGATGTAAACGAGTTTGACATCAGACCCTTAATAGTTCAGCCGTCGTGCGATCTCTGTAGTGAGCAGAGTTTTGAAATTGCAAGACCGGCTTGCTCTTCTGTTACTGGACACGGAAGAATAAGTGGTGATCCTCCTCAAGATATAGAAGTCGCAGAAGGAGACACAGCAGGGCCGTTTGCTTATCATGCTACATATACGACCAATGACTCTGATAGATTTAGTGGAGAATATTTTTTAGAAGATATCGCTAGAGGTTCTTGCGGATCTGTTATTACATACTTCGGTATTGTCACAGAAACCAACCAAGCAACACCAAGACTTTACTATAGGAAAATAGTTGAAAAGTCTAAAATAGACAAATGTAAAAAACTTCCTCGTCTGTTTTTTGATTATTGTAACTTACTAAGCGGTTGGGAATTGGCTAATAATGAAGCCTCTCCTGTGGCGCACATAACGACATCTCTTGAGTACAAGCCTTTCAGATTTGGCCTTGATAGTAGAGATATTTTGAAGGGAAATAGTTTTGATGGGTGGAGAAACAGGCACAATAGTATATTTTTATCTGACAAGGATATTTCTGATATAGGTAGTATTTTAGATACCATACCAGAATCAGATAATACCTATACCTCCATTTTAACTTTGGTTAGCAAGATTGAAGGGCTTGTATATTTTAATTGGCCTGCCGGGTTAGATAAGGCTAGGCCCACTTTGATGGGTAATCCTCCTGATGGGGTTCAGAAAGATGGGTATGTTTCAAGTTTTTATGCAGATAAAAATGGCGGTATATTTTTAGAAAACCTTAGAGAAACTATAAAAACCGTGGTAAGATTCTTTGAAGAGCGGTTTGGATTTTCGCTTCAGTTTGATACAATTTCAAATATGTTGTATGAGCATCTAAATGGAATTAATGGTAACGCAGGATATACTACGGTAACTAAAGAGAATTTTAGGAGGGCGGTTTCTGGTAGCGCTTGTGGATTATATTCGCAGGGACTACCAATTCCTCCGGGTGGCAACTTTATTCCAGAAAGGTCTGTGCTTATTGAGGATGTTGTATCGGTGTTGCAGGCTAGCTTAGGGATGGATATTTACACCTTGCAACGCCGTTACGGTAAACCTTCTGTTCCTACGCTTCCTAAAGTCGGGTCTTTTGATTTTACTGAAAATCAAAACGACAAGTCTTTTGGGTACAAATCCCCGTTTGTAATTACGGAAGGCAGTGAAATGCCCGGATTTGGCACAAGCGATAACTATAAAAAGATAAATGAAAATTCTGAAGTTCTATCTTTTGAACCTAGAGGTTTTTCGGGATCTTTGGGAGATGCATCGTTATTCGGTCCTGTAAGATTTCCCCAGCTTGGATATATAAAAACAATTAAAACCGTTCCATTGAATGAATACTTCTTTATAATAGGCGACATAACAGATACATACTAGGATATATAAAATGAACGAAAACAACAAACCTCCAAACTTTATTAAAAAAGCAGAAAATTTCACAAGAGCATCTATTAAACACGTCGCTTCAGGATTTGAGCATGTTTCCGAAAATGTCAAGCAGCATAGAATGAGAATGTGTGCTGGATGTGATTTTTTACTACCTCCACAAGATAATCCTTCTTGTGGTCAGTGCGGCTGTTTTCTTAGTATAAAGACTAGCTGGGCATCAGAGTCTTGCCCTATCGGAAAATGGGGCGCTTTAAACCAAAATCAATCTGGAGGATGCAAATCTTGCGGAAAGAAAAAAACCTAATTTTACTAATAATTGTGTATCTTATATAGACAAACCTTAATCAAGGAGAATTTCAAATGGCGATTATAGACTTTCAGGTAAATTACAGCAACCAAATGGTTCCAGATACAGAAACCTTATCGGGTTCTGGACTCGGATTTTTTGGAGCAACGGCTGGATCTTCTGTGCAGATTGGTGCATATCAAGACGGTACGTTTGTTTCAAATGGTGACGGTAGCGAAACCAAGGGGCAGACAAACAACGTTAAATACAGAAGTTCTGTATTTCCTAGTGGTCAGTGTGTTGTAGGCAGTGCTGGCGCTTCAACTTTCAACGTTGGCCTGAGTGGTGTAGTGAGCTATCAAACAACTCTTGGTATTAGGTTTGGTCACACGACCCCTGTAAAAACCCAAAATTGCCAGCTAAGAATTTACGATAGAACTAATATCAATAGCCCGGCCAGCGGCGTGAACACAAAGGTGGCGGAAGTTGTGAACTGGAATGGAGCAAATCCGGTTTCTCAAGGGGCTGACGGAGTGGCTTCAAATCACTGTGGAAGTGGGGACGCTTTTTGGTGGGGAGAGCCTTGGCCCGCTCAATTAGTTTCTGCTCAAAATTTCTATGAGAATAGTCTTGGTACGAAGTTCTACAACGGTCTAGATACCGCCGCTGTCGTAAATGGCGACAGTAGAGTTGGAAATGGAGTTGCTGTTGGTGACGACGAAACTGCCGGTGGAACGGGAATTATTGTTCCTTTGCTAGACTCTCCCGGAAGTGGTCAAAAGGGTCTTCAAGAAATCGCGGGTTCGCCTGCGGGAACTCCAGACGGAACTAACTACGGTTTGGTTTGGCCTAAGTGGTCCCAATACATAGACTCCACTAAGCAAAACTCAATCTACCATCCCGGAATCGGAACGATGGACGGAGATTCTACAAATGGTAAAAAGTATACATTTGGCGGCACGGGGGTTCATACTCACCACACTTGGTGTGTTGCGCTTTCGGCTAGTCCTCTTGCGATTGGCTCCAAGGAGCAATTTGGTCTTTATGTAGCTTTAGAGTATCTGTAGGGTTTGTCACTTGTACCTAGAGACAAAAAACCCCGCCAATCACGGCGGGGTTTTTTTATAGGACTATACTGTGAATTATGATCTAGTCATAACGATAAAGTGAATCCTAAATTATTCTACCTGCTTGGTTTTAGCGTTCCATTTAGTCCAACCTTTGTCTGGAAGCCAGTTTCCTTCAGCGTCTTTTCTCCTTGGAAACAGGCCGCCACCTTTCTTATTGGCCCCAAACGCTAGTTTTGCGCCGCAGTCCATGCACCTAATTTCGTAATACGGGTTATCGTCTACGACTCTAACTACAAATCTAAGATTTTCAGATCCGCATTTGCCGCATTTAGTTTCTCCAAAAACCTCTTGGAAAATAGAAAGTTGATTAAACACCTCTTTAGGGGTATCGCATTCAAATTCTACGCTAAGGTTTCCTAACTTGTAATTTAACTTCATCATTCTCTCCAGTTTGAGTTATACCCTACAATTTTAGCAGGGGTAGGTTTAGCTTTGTTCTGATAGTCGTTCAATATCGCTAGCATCTTAGATGCTGTTTTCTTACTTACTTCTCCTATGTTCTTGTAACTTCCTTCTCCAGAGTTGATAAATTCAACAACGTCGATGTCTAATTGTTTACACTTCCCATCAATAAAATTAACTTGAGGAACGCTAATAGGATCTTCTTCGTTCCACTCTCCTGTAGTTGGCTTAGATGCGATAGACTGCCGCACGATAGCTACAACGTCTTTGTTTCTTGGGATCTCTTCTGCCGCCACACAGCGTACTTTAAGAGCCTTTCTCAAACATCTTCCCTCTGCCTTGGTGCTAGCCGTGGCAGCGGGATGAGCGCAAAATAGGTCATCTGAGTTACCATGCCAGCAGTCAGCCGCATCTCCATAAGTTCTAAGCTGCCCTGAACCCATCCAGTCAATAACGACCTCAAACACAACAGTAGCCCTACCGGGACCGTTGGGATCGTCAGACGCTATTACTTGAACTGGTCTACTCACCAGTATGTCTCCCAGTAGTTCCTCTGCGACTCTGCGCAGGCCGGTGGTGAGAGGGTTTCCATTGTACATCTCCGACTTGTGAAACTTACTCATGACATAGTCGTGCCACTCGTCACATCCATATGCGGGCATGGTCATATCCGGGCCTGTTGCTTCTGCGTCCTTTTCTTTCTCAAGTGCTTCTTTGTCAAATAGATCTGTACTTAAATTATCACTCATGTCCTATCTCCAATTCAATGAAACGTTTATTCTTAGGAGGAAACTTTTCCTGTAGTTTTCCAACCTGTTCCGATACCAAATCCCACAATCTTCTCTCTACGGCGCGAGACATATTCTTACAAAGATATTTAACTCTCACAACACAAAACCCCTTAGAAACCAGAAGTCCATTCTTGATAGAATCAAACTTAATAACTTCCTGTAGCTTCTTTTCTCCAAACACTGGGAGAAAGTGTTGTGGCCCATCTATCTCTATTATAGTGTTTAACTGAGGCAAAAACAAGTCAATTTCAAAATTGCCCTCAATAAGATCTTTCTTGTGAAGCACTACATCATAGCCCATCTCGTTAAGCTTTCTTTCTAAGAACTTCTCGGCCTTGGAGCCTTCTATAGCCGCAATTCTAAGGGCGCGACCAGCCTTCTCCATCATTTCTCTTTTCTTATCTGCCGGAATCTTTTCCCATCTGTCCTTTGCTTGCTTTGAAAACTTCTCTCTATCTTCGTCAGAAGTATTTTTCCAGCTTAATTCCTTACCCCTGCTAATCTTGTTCTTGTCTTCTTCTGATCGCTTTTCTCCTTTTGTTGGGTGTTTGCTTCGTCCTGTTTTTATAGCATTAGCCTGAGCCTCGGATCGGGTTCTCATTGTTACTCCATTCTTTTTCAATATCCTTTCTATCTTTTTTGGATATGTGTTCAGTTCTTTTGCTATGGAGTATGTGCTACTATTATCTTGATACTTTTTTAATACGTAAGATTCATCTATATTAGGCATGGGTTTTTTCCAGTATTTCTAAAATTTGGGACGGGTTCCAATCTTGTATGGTGGCTATTGGAGGTTTATTACAGTAGTTTTCTATCATGCAGGAGTGCGAGTCGCTTCTTGATATAATACTTAGTCTATCATCTAGCAGTATATCGCAGACCTGAGAGTAGTTCATTGGTCTTTTAATCCATTCCATATCCCACAGGTAAAGATATTTTTTAGAATTGTTGTTTGATTTAAGAAGAATTTGAGCTTCTTCTAGGTTAGTGGCTAAACATACACCGTTATAGTTAGAAAGAAACGAAACGCTGGAGCATGAAAAAAGAGGTTTTGTATATGGCGGCGATATCTTTAAAACAAAAGCCGTACAGGATAGGTTTGGATTTCTAGAAAGCTCGTTAAAGGCTTTTATTAGATAAAAAGACTTTTGTGATGGTCCTAAGTCTCCTATTAAAGCTGATACATTTATCATTAAAATTCCTATTAGTATTTATAGTGTGATATGTCTTTATATTTCCAAGAACCGCCAGAGTCTTCGTTAAAGTCTTTAGCTTGTTCAAACAGTTCTATGCCCCTAGCGGCCTGCTCAGGGGGCATGTACATATTCCATCCCAGCATGGCTGGGGGCGGCATTTCGTCGTGAGGGACACGCCTATCTCTTCCTTCGTACTCTGCTAGTTTAAGCCACTCTACAGCACTCTTGTCGTTTGTCAATATCATACCACCTTTAGCAATGGGTAGTATTTTTCTAATGTGAAAAGACAGACATTGATACGAATCTTCAATATACATACCTTTAGTAAACTTCGTGGCGCTGTCTACAATTGGATATGGGTTTAGTCTATAGGCTCCAGACCACTCAAGATCAGTAAATTCAACCTCACATCCTGCGTGGATAACACTTTGAGGTACAGATAAATATGTCTTCTTCGGGACTTCCACTTTGCCGGTTGCTTGCAGATACTTTAAGCATAGAAATATACTATTGGTACAACTGTCTGTAGCTACCGCATACTTACTGCCTGCGTATTTTGCGACCTTGTCTTCAAAAGCTTCCACGATATCCCAAGGGTCACTTATACTGTAACCTTGCTTCTCTAGTAGTTCTATTACATCTTGTGTTTTAGTGTACATTATTTATACAGCCTATAATATTCTCCAATAACAAATTTTGTATTTGCGGTAGCGGAATTCTTTGCTTTAGATTCATCATATTTTTCATATGGGATAACCCTAAAATCCATACTAACCCTTGTGTTACCAGTTGTATTCTCCTTATTCCCATGAGCGCACTGATTGCCATAAAAAATTGCGAATTGCCCAAGATTCATTTCCAAAGGTTTAAAGTCTCTAAGCCCCGGAACCGATTCTATCCACATAGCGTTACTTTCGTACATATTAGTAAGCGCTAGCTGAAAGTTTATCTCCCAATCGGGGTGGTTGTGGTTTTCGTCAGAATCATAGTGCCATTTATGCACAGCTTGGTCGTTGGGTATGTGGACCCTAAAGCTTGGAAAAGCCTGATACACGAAACTTCTATTAAACATAGGTGCAACAATCTCGGAAATGAAGCTATTGTAAATATCTTTTATAGCCTTTCCTTTTTTAGACTTTAAACCCCCGTAAAAGGTGGAATGAAAGTCTGTTTTTGTCTCATTGTCAAAGTTTAATTTATCTTGAGGTAATAAATCGCTTCTTTCTATGTGTAGATTTTTTAATTCATCAACATAAAAAATATTCTTTACCTCTTCACAGAAGTTGTATTTATCTAGATTGTAGTCTTTTATTATGCTCATACGGTTCTCCTTGAGATCATGTGTCCCTCTATGCAAGATTCTTCAAAGTCTGTCATATCGTAATCATTTACAATATCCTTAAATTGCTTGTTTTCAAATCCTAAGTCTTTCATAAACTCTTCTGATTTAAATTTAGCAGCATTTAAATTATTCCTTCCTAAAAAATATCCTCCATTAATTATATTTGCGGCAGCCCAATTTTGCCCATGTATTTTTAATTTTGGAGTTTTTGGAAAACTTCCCAAGTCGTTGTGGCAAAATGCTATGGGTATATTGTCTAGTTCTGATAATTTTGTGCAGTCTTTAATTTTAACGCGCGGGTGATTTGTGGGATTGTGAATATCAAAACCGATACACCTATCTTTTCCGAAGTGGTCACATAGTAAATTAAACGATACACATCTGTTTGTTCCTAGTAGAACAATATATCCTGTATCTGGTATGTCTTTAAGTTTTAGTATTAAGTTTTTATATATTTTGTAAGCGTAGTAATTTTCTCCATAGTTATCTACGTCTGAATGCTCTTGTGAATTATCGTACCAATACTCTTTGTTATAAAAATTGTTTTCCATTTTATGTCTCCGGTATATCTTTAAGGTTTACTAGTTTCCACTCTGTCCCATACTGCTTTAAGTAGCTGTATCTATCTTCGTCATCTACAAAAACGGCAACGTTTCTGCTCTCTAGGCTCCATTCGTTGGTGTGCGGTCCCGGCTCTGGAACCGGAACAAATATTTGAGAAGCGTTTGATAAGAATGCACCCCACCAAGAAAATGTACTTTGAGACATGACTATTTTATCAAACGATTTTATGGCTCTAAAATCTTCTATTTTATCTCCACATAGTAGTGTGGGACAGTATTCTTTAAAATTCTCCATGTATTTTTTAAATAGTGGATGATTTAAAGTCTCTGGATCTGAGCATATGAAAAGATTATCAAAATCCATAATCTCTAGAGCTTTGTTAAAGTACCCATGAGGCATCACATATGGGTCTTTTGCTAAGTCTCCCGTTATACAATCGCCCATACGTAAGTGAACAATCGCATCGTTATCCGTCTGTCCTACGTCTATATCTTCTATGTCCAGCCATTCTCTAATTTTTTGTTTATAGGGCTTGTAATATTCGTATCTTTGAAACCATCCATCGAGGTATACGGCTTTATCTTTCAGATTAACTATATCTTCTACAGATACAGGCTCATCATTTATTCTTAAAACGTGGTCATTAAAAACAATTGGCTCATAGGGTTCTATTCGCTCTGGGTTTACTAGTTCAAAAGTTCTGGAGAACTCTGGAATGGGCGGTGAATTAAGTCTCAAACCCATAGACTCTGCTAGTATCCTACCTAGAGAATACTGAAACATGTTGTTTCCAAGCCTTCCTACATATTTAACATTAATCATTTGCGGTACTCTTAAAGTCTCCCTGTGTGGATATATATGGATAAATGTGATACACGTTTAATTTAGCTTTCCAGAAAGCAAAGTTAAGCTGCCAATCAATAGGTAGTGAAAAGGGTTTCACATACGGCATTATTTTTTCTGCTGTAGACTTTCTGTAGAGTATACTACTAGTCGTATTAGTCGCGGGATGTTTAGCTTTTAAGTAGGCTGAATTGTCATCTCCGACTATGAAGTTGTATTGGCATATATCATGTTTAAATGGGCCACCTATTACTATGGCATCCCAGTCTTGTGGCGCTTTTGATATTATTTCTTCTAAAGATGTAGAATCTTGATGAAATCTACAATCATCTTCTAGAAATAGTGCGAAATCTTCTTCTTGCTGTTTTGTTTTTTCAAAAGCCTCAACATGCTTTATACAAAGGGATATGCTGGCGTACTTCATTTTTTGGAATTGGTATTTTTCTCCTTGTCTCATAGAGACTTGGCACTCTTTGAAGTGTTTTTCTTCATCTTCTAGGTAGTAATCTTCTATGATTTTTTCTGTCAAAACATCTTTATCAAAATCCGTTATAAATTCAAAATTTTCTATACCCTTTGAAGACAGTTGCTTTAGTATAAATTCCTTTCTGTCTCGTAGTGGCTTATAGTGCATGACATATGTTTTATACATTTTTAATCCTCTTGTACATAAAGTCGGCAAGCCCTTGAGGGGAGCAGAAGTATTTGTGCCAGTTTTTAACCTGTTCAGACAGGTATTCCATCTCGCTTTGTCTTTGTTTCATGTTTTCTACAAATTCTCCAAAGTGAGACCAAGAAGAAATTGAAAAATAAGGAGCAACGTTATAAAAATCTACATGAGGCTGCTGAGTGCAAACGGGTATACAGCCACATCTAGCAGCTTCAAAAAATCTAAATGACTCTAGACTGCCTGAACCGCGAGGAACGGGCATAATCTTTGTCTGATTTAAAACGTCACAGTAAGATTCTGTAGATTCTCCATTGTTCCATCCCTCATACCACAAAACTTTGTTTTTTAACTTTTCGTTTTTTTCTAGTTGTGTTATAGAATTCCTAAATTCTACTCTTCTGTAGGGGTCAAATTGCCCCATCCAAGACCAGTCGTATTCTCTTTCCAAGATTGGTATTTGTTTATCTTCTATACCATCTAGCTCGCACAAGGGTATGGCGGTAACTTTGTCAGAAGTTATTATAGAAAGGGGGTCGTCTGTGTTTATCATGGGTTGATATTGCTTAAACACATGCACATAGCTGCCATCATAGGCTTGGCTAGGCATCTTATGAGCCTCATCAGAGGTCGATACAAGAATCTTAGGATACTTAGTATCTTTTGGCATTTCGTGATCCCAGACGTTTATTATGAAAGAGTAGTCTTCTTCCAGCTTTTCAGACAATAACTCTACGGCTCTAGAATAAACGTGTACATCTGGATTGTTTGGTATTAGATTGATTATTTCAGACATGCGGATTTCCTGTGTCGTTAATTATTTTGCAAACTTTGTCAATATCTTGAATTGTTAAGTCTTGATGATTGGGGACATACATACCATTGTTATTTACTACAGATGCGTTCTGCATAGTCAGTTCTCCGTACTCTTTTTTCCAAGCTGGTTGAGCGCCCATGCTTCCAGAGACTAGTGGTCTACATTCTACACCATTATCGTCTAAAGCGCTAGATAAATCCTCTCTATTTCCAACAATTAATGGATATCCCATATTAGAAACCACCTCCTGTCGTGAGTGAGGTTTCCATAGTTCACTTTTTATAGACTTTAGGTAATGATTATAGTTTCTTTGTCTTACGTTTGATATGTTGTCTATTTTAGACATTTGATTTATACCAATGACCGCCTGCAAATCAGTAGACCTAAGATTAAAACCCTGATAATAAAACTTATACAAAGAGTCAAACTCTTTAACGCCGTACTGTTTCTTGTATTTAAGTTTTGCCTCTTCATCTAAATCTCTATCCCACCCATGACTTCTTATCATTTTAATAATATCTGCAAACTCTTTATCATTTGTGCAAACCATACCTCCTTCAATTGTTGATATATGATGCCCAAAGTAAAAAGAAAAAGAACTAGCTAGCCCAAAATTTCCAAGTTTCTTTCCGGCTACAGAAGAACCCAAGCTTTCGCAAGTATCCTCCACTAGTATAACATTATGATCCTCACATATTTGCGTCACCTTTTCTATATTTGATTCTAGCCCTAAGACATGCACCAATATAACGGCGGCGGGTTTATGGTTTTTAACCAGCCATTCAAAATGATCTAGATCAATACCTAGGTTTGAAAGGTTACAATCACACATTATCGGCTTCAGACCTAGCTGCATAGCCGGAAACACGGTTGTAGACCAAGATACTTGAGGTACTATAATTTTATCATTTTTCATCATGCCGCTTTGCATTAGAGCAGAAGTGATGAGTAGGTTCGCAGAAGACCCTGAGTTGCAAAAAATAGAATGCTCACACCCAACGTAGGAAGAAAACATCTGTTCAAACTCTAACGTTTTTTGGCCTTTTGTCAGCCTCGGCATAGTCTCTAGCCAAGATATCAAGTTGTTTATATCTTGTTTGTCTATTATGTCAGAACATAGTTTTATTGTCATGCTTCCACCACTTTCTTAAATTCTTCTATCAAAAATTCTGGATTGGCGCAATCAGGAATTGTGTTGTTTGGAAAACAGGGCTGTGACTGAATATCTAAGAATAAGTCTCTATTATAGTTTATTTCCATAACTTTGTCCCACATAGACTGTAGATTGTCAAAGTTTCTTGCGTGGATAAATCTATCCTGATTAAACTCTGAAGCAACGTTACTACATCCCCAGTAGATAGGTATAGATCCCTGATATATTGGGTGAATTAGTTTTTCAGTAACCCAACCGGCGGCCTCTCCGTTATCGTAGCAAAGGTTAAACTTAAATGCATCTATATATTCTAGCTTATCTTTTTCGCCATCTAATATAGCTGGCATATTTGTTAAGTATCGCCCCCTACTTTCTACTAGCAATCCGTTCTCTATCCCAAGCCCTATAAATGCTGGATAAACCTCTTTTCTCATGCCCATGTCGTTATTTGTCAATATACAACAAAACTTATTCTTCTGAGAATGATCTCTTGCCTGCAATAGCTTGGTTGGCGAAACTAGAAATGATTGATTTCTTTCCTCTATATAGCTTTCTTGCTTGTCTTTAAACCAGTTAACATACATAGACCAAAGCGGAACCCTTACGTTTCTCTGATCTTGGTGTTGACAGGAAGAAAAAGAAAAGTCACAGCTTGAATAGTCGGGATCTCCCGTTCTATCTATAGACTCTACTAGCCAATAGATTATTTTAGACTTACCTTTTAACGACTGGGTAAGCGATTGGGGATCGGGAGCGCCGTGGCTCTTGGGACACACCTGACAAACCACTATGTCTGGATTTTGCTCGTCTACAGAGACTTCATATTCTAGCGACAGGGTATTTGTTATCAGGTTGTCGTGCTTAAAGAATCCTCCCCACATATTGCGGAAGTCGATTGTTAAAGGCTTTGACATATTTTATTTTTCCAGTATTTCATTGTTAAAATGGGGTTTTGAAAACTACTTATTTTAAATTCAACATCTTTAAAATCTTGCCATTCATCTACAAACATTATAGGAAGTTTATCTCCATAAAACTCATGCGTTATATGTCTTTTTACAACTGGCACACACCCCATATATAAAGCTTCCCAAATTCTATGTGTGTCAATTCCGTTTCCTCGCGGACAAAAGCAGTATTTATAAATCTTCAAATTAAATAAGTATTGAAAGAATTTTTCACCGTTTATACATTCGTATGAATCTACCTCTATCTGGTTGTTTTGTAGGTCTTGTACTAGGTCTTTTCTCTCTTTGGGATATGTGTCTGGATTAAATTGGCAAAACCCCTTGCTCACTCGCTTTGAAGACTCTGTCATACGTAGCATCTGAGGAATTTTACCGGGGTGCCACTGGGGATTTTCTAATCCTATAGGCAGAGCGAAAACTCTATCGTGAGCAAAGTTTAGGTTTTGAGTATACCAAGCCTTTATATTTAACGGTAGACCCGTATGATTTACGGTCTTGTCTCCATTATGAGAAACAAGAACAAAATTCCTATCCCTATGCTGAGAGGCAAAGCTTATAGCGTCTACATAGCGGTCTAGATCGGAGTATATAACATAAGATTTTTTGTCTGATCTAAATTTAGGATTTCTAAAATCAAAATCACAAAATTGTTTAAACTTATCTCCGCTTATAAAGTCTTCAATCATACAAACCTCTCTAAGTTTTTACTGTGGACATGTAGATTAAAAACCTTACACCAATCTTTTGAGTATTTAAATTTTACATACGGACATTCTTCAAATTTAGTTTCTATTTTACCCGTTTTTATATATGCCCCTATGACGTGAGACGGATCTATAAACCCCTCTGCATGTCCATTGTTTGTGCCTCCTAAGTGCTGACCATACGACCCCGGATCAAATACGTATTTTTGATCTTCTGCGGGTACGACGGGAAACACGCTAACCAAGTTATTTTTAAGTGACATATTTAAAAGAGACATTTCGCTTATGTGGTCATACCCTAAAGATAATAAATTGTTCTCTCCGAAAGAAAGGGCGTTATTAAAAAAGCAGCAAAGTTTAGTTATCTCTTCTGCCGTAGGTATAAAAGTAAAAGCGAAAGTGGTATGACTACTAGACATTGGTGTTACGGTTAATTTATCTGTAGTTTGTATTTCATTTATACTATCGTACAACAAAACGTCATTTTCAAAGTGAAATATTTCATTTAGGTTATTTTGTTTTATATAAGCCTGAAGGTAAAATATTCTTTCTGCTGTTTTTTGCCAAAACCCTTCCGGGCTAGGATGTGTTGTATTGGGTGTTCCGTGTCTGTCAAACCAAGAAACCTCTTTAAATCTTTTTAGCTCTTCGCTATTTATACCTGACTGGTTAATCCAGTTAATGTTTAATTCTTCAAAATATTCAGCGGGAGACGGAGATATAAAATCTATAGGAATGGAAGGGTTGAATTTCCTAGCTTGCCTAAGAGAGTGTTCTGTATATTTAGGTATTTCGTTTGTTTCAGAAATAAATGTATTTACAATTCTCATATTATGTCCAAGTATGCATGGTGAATAAGTCGTAGTCAGTATCTTTCATATATTTTACGTATTGATCAATCTCGCTTTCGTTCCAAGGTTGATTTACATGTCTTCCGAACATTTTTGTTTTTGTATTTTGTTTTGCATACAAATCAGGATAGTGCTTAGAAACATAGTTTCCATATAGTTCAAACTCAGAAAGGAGGCAGTCGTCTGAAAGATTTTTATTACAGAATCCTAGGAGTGGCGACAAGTTACTTAGATCGTTACCAATAATTTCGTGGCAAACACTTCTGTCAAACATCATAAAGTCATTAATAAAAGTATGATCTACCTGTCTATCTAAATCATGAGATATTTTCATGAAGTTAAAGTAGGGCTGGTGGTGCTGTTCTCTATCGCTTATAAAGAACTTGGGCTTGTCTTCATCGAATAATTCTATAGGCTTATTAAAGAAGAGATCGCTATCAACACATAGATACATATCATTTTTAGTAAAGTCCTGTCCTAGTTTTATGAATTGTTGATATATCCAGTTTTTTCTTTGAAAATTAATATCATTTATATCAGTTCTTATCGCAAACTCGTCTTGGATAGAGTGTATAGGTATGGACGGGGATGTAAAAGAAAATTCATTTGGAGAAACTATGTAAATGTTTTGAGGTTTGGGATTTAAAAATTCTACACAGGAACTAATGCAATATTTTAACTTAAAATAGTCTTTAGGATGACACGGTATAATTAAGTCGTAATTCATTTTAAGCCTTTTAAAATATCAATTTCTGTATGGGGGGATTTAATCTTATTAAATGGTAGTCTTAAATAAGCGCAGGTTTCTTCTATGTCTATTCTAAGACCACTATTGTATTTTTCAAGCAGTTTTTTTTCATCGTAGTCAAAAACATCTCCAGATCTATTGTCGTGACTTTTTTGAACTTTGTTATTTGGGCTATTTACTACACAACTTTCTACCGGACACACCATTACGGGCGGGCTTAAAGGCCAAAATCTCTGTATAGCAGATTCAAATTCATTTGGTGTTTGTTTCCAGTTTTTAAACTCAGACAACTCCCATAGTTCAGACGTTATTTTTTGCATATCTGACTTTTTAAATATATGTCCGTCAACAGAGTGAGAATAAGACCAATACGAACCGTAGCAGTAAGAGGTTTTATTCCAAAACATATATTTTTCGGTTGAGTCAAGCCCGTGGCTATATGGTTCATCTGGATAAGCCTTGTTGTCGTGCATCCTTTGTGAAATATTTTTACCCAACCGCAAAGAAAAGCAACAAATTTCTGGAATATTAAATATGTCTTGTGGTAAATCCACTTTGTTAAAACAGATACAGTCGTCCACAAAAAAGCAAATATAATCATTGAGCGGGAGTTTAACCATTCTATTTATGTCATGAAATAAAGAGTCCGACTGATTCCAAAACATAACATCTGAATGCTCGCTTTTTAAAGTGTGATGAGCTTCATCAAACTCTTCGTCGTTATTGCAAATAACAATATTCTTAGTAGATTGCTTGAAGTTCTTTTTTATGCTCTTTAAACATAGGTCAAGCTGAAGTGGCCTATTTTTACTGAATATGATCGAAGTAATCAACAAACTTTTCCTTATTTTTGTAGTACCAACTTATTGTATCATGCAACCCTCTATCAAGATCTGTTTTAGCTTCAAATCCCAATACCTTACTTGCTTTAGACGTATCTAAACACCTCCTAGGTTGTCCGTCTAGGCTATTTGTATTAAATCCTACGTATCCTTCGTAGTTCATCATCCTTCCGATTTTATTGGCTAAGTCTTTAATTGTACACTCAGAGCCTGTTCCTATGTTTATTGGATGTGGGGTAGTGTCTATTTCTACTGCTTTTTTAATAGCTTCCGCACAGTCGTTTATGTATAGAAACTCTCTACTGGCTTTTCCAGTACCCCATAGCTCAACAGCGCCTTCTTTTTTATCAATAGCTTTATCTATTTTTAAGATAATAGCGGGAATAACATGACTGATCGCGGGGTCAAAATGATCATTGGGTCCGTACATATTGACAGGAATTAAGTTTGTGCAGTTAAGACCGTACTGGTCATTATAGGCAATTAGCATTTCCGTTAGGGTTTTTTTAGCGATTCCGTATGGCGCGTTAGTTTCTTCTGGATATCCGTTCCAAAGATCTTCTTCTTTAAAAGGCACAGGTGTAAATTTAGGATACGCACAAACCGTTCCAATCATTACAAACTTTTTAAGCTTTCCATACTTTCTGGCGGTTTCTATAAGATTCATACCCATGACCAGATTTTCATAAAGAAAAAGGCCCGGATTACCTTTGTTGGCACCTATTCCCCCAACCTTAGCCGCTAAATGAACAATTATATCTGGTTCATGTTCTTTATATAGATAGTCAACCTGTTTTTGGTTTGTTAGATCGTAATCTCTTTTACCACCAAGAGACACAACGTCATAGAACAAATTGTCTTTTAGTGTTTTGTTTACAGCCTTACCAAGAAAACCACTGCCGCCCGTAATAATAACTTTACTTTTGCTCATTTAATTTATCCTTGTAAGCTTTCAAAATCTCCCCAGCTACATCGCTGTATCCAACAGCTTCCATGATTGTTGAAATCCTATGAAAGCCAGTATGGTTTTCGGTAACAAAATCCTGACCATTTTTAATAATAAAAGATCTATCTATCGTCCCTTTATCAGTGCTTGCATAGTATTCAATCTTATCTCTAAAGTCATCTGGAGAATCTGCAATTACAATACCATCACCAAACATCTTGTATGCTTCTACATTATCGCTAATACAGAAGCCGCCCGCATATAGAATCTTAAATATTCTTTCATTTACATCTATGCCGTATACCTGTGCGTGAGGCTCGCTAAGATTTGGACATATCTTCGCAGACTTAAAAAGGTTTTTGACATCGCCATCGTCTATGAGTCCGCAGTATTGATTTACCCCCCAAGGCTGGTTTCCAAATATTTTTACCTTGTAACGGTCAAGAGGATGTAATAGTGGAGTAAGATAGCGGTCAATCACTTGCCCCTTGTAAGGCCAATAGCCACCCACAAAGCCTATATCACATGTTAGCCTTTGATCAACCTGAGCGTCTCCGTAAACCGCTGTATCTGCACACATCATCAACGACACAGGTTTGATTCCGATGGTTTCAAAATAGTTATGAGTTCTTTTAATGTCGGCATCATTATAATGAATATGTACAAAGTCTGGTTTTCCCGTTTCGTCTTTGAGTTTTTTAAGTAGTTCTTTTTCTTTCTTGGAGCAGAACAAAATGTTGTACCTAGACTTGTCTACTTCTTTTTCTTGGTCTCCCCAGTCTCCAGCACGTAGACCCACCTTCAGGTGTGGTCTTTCATATATACACTTTATTAAAGCTTCGTCTAGGTTATAAGCCTGCCCCAAAAACACATCGGGTTCAAACTGATCAAATATGTCAAAAGCCGGGACGGTCTTGCAGTCCCACAGCATAACTTGATACCCCACGGCGGCGAAAGCGTTTGCCCAAGCCATTCTTTGGAAGTAGTGTGCGTGACGACCATCGCTACAGATTAAAATTTTCATTCTTTAAGTCCTTTATGCAGTCTATTTCTACTATAGACATATCGTTTGGTTCATAACATTCAAAATTCGCTCCCATAGAAATCATTTTATTTATTATCTCAAAAGACAGCATTTTTTTCTGACTGCCTTGAAGTTTTGATAAAATACTCCTTAATATCTTCAACTCCCTACCTGTGATAAATGCTGTTTGACACCACTTTGTAGGAAGTCCATATGACAATATTGTGGCTTTATTGTTTTGTATAGTGACCCCTATCTCTTTAGATTTCATCATATCTTTTCTATCTATAACTAAAAAAGATTTTTTAAAATCTATGTTTTTAAATATAGAATCGTTAAAATATAAGTCCCCATGAAAAAACATTATATTATTTTTATTAGTATTGTTTACAGCAAGCCTAAGACTTTCTGAGTTATTTGTATCTTCATAAACTTGATTTTCTACAACCCTTATTTTTCCATGTATCTTCTTTATAATTTTTTCTATAGCATAACCAAATGCTCCAATAATTTCATGGTTTACTAAATTGTTGTTTATTAAATCTATCTGATGCTCTATTAGGGTTTTGCTGCCTATTTTTATTAAGCTTCTAGGCTCGTTTGATTTTATCCTACTTCCAACACCGGCAGAAAGTATTATAACAGCCATATCGTCTTTGTTATTTTTACTTTTTACTCTGGTTGTTATTTCTCTTGTAAATCTTGCCACTATCTACTACCTAAGATCTGAGCTTGTTGTTGAAAGATTTCCGGTGTCATTTTCATAGATTGATTTTGACCACTTTCGTTTACTATAGAAAGAGACTCTGGCACATGGCAGATCACACAGTAATGAGACAGCCTTAGCCATAGGTCGTAGTCTTCTGTACATCCTATAAAACCCCGGCTAGCGGGACCATGTAATCTACTATCAAAGATTTCTCCATTAGGAAGCACAACCTTTTCTAAATACTCTTTTTTGATAAGCGCGTTACTATGGATCATGCAACTTTGAGATAATCCTCGTCTGCAATATGAGTCTTTAGCTTCATATTTTACATAGTGTTTATCGCTATAGTTTCTATGAATATCATAGTCTCCATAAGCAACGCCAACTTCTGGGTATTCCATTAGCTTTTCTACTAGTTTTTCAACCTTGTTCAGCTTATAGGAGTCATCAGCATCTAGGATGCCAAATATATCAGCCCATTCCCAAGCGGCAGCTAACGCTGTGTTACGGGCCACACTAGCGCCTGAGTTTTGTATTCTTTGAGCAAAAACAAAGTCAGGATCTTTCTCTGCAAATTCTGATATTTTTTCCCATGAATCGTCAGAAGACCCATCGTCTACAATGTAAAGCCTTATCTCGCCTTTGTAGTGTTGTTTTTTTATACTTTCCATGCCTTCAATAATAAACCGTCCGTAGTTATAGTTAGCACAGATAATAGCAATTTTAGGAAGCATTAAATTCCTCCCAAGTAATAAGAGTTTCGCCAGTTTCGTCTTTCATGTCTTCAACCTTTTCTAAAAAGGGTCTATCGTCAAATCCAAGTTCGCCATCTTCTGTTTCATAAGCGGTTTTATTATTTCCGTTTAAAAATTTAAAAAGCGGAGTTGAAAACAATAGTCCATTAAAACCTTCGTATGGCTTTACTATAGATAGTCTTTTCATATCTATATTTACTCTTTGGTTTATTTTCTCTATCAACTCTTGATCAACCCGCTGCCCGGAAGTTGTGGTATAAACCCATCCGTTTTTAGCGTGTTTAAAGCATTCATCAATTAAAAGCATCTTTTTTTCTGGTATGTGAGAAACTTTTATTAGGTGATGCAGTGTTTTGTCGTGGTCAAAATTCTCTACGAGCATCTTTTGAATTTCTTCATTGTATTCAGTTTTATCTGTTACAACCACCACGTACCTAGCCCTGTGCAGTGTTTGGTTTTTTATGTCCTCTATGGTTATTTGCAGGTCTTGTATGGCGTTTTCTTTAGATGTATCTAAAACAACAAAAAATCCAACCCTAGAGACTATTTCTTTTAGTACTACTTGATGTCTATTCTTGTGGTCTTTTAAAGATAGCGTTGTTAGCCACTCTTCTGGGCGAAAGGTGTTGCAGTACCTTTCTAGCGTATAGAAGTCTTCATCGTTATCTTTTATCCCCAGTTTTTCAGATCTGTATAATTGACATCCTGATTGCTTACCGTCTCTTTCTACGGCAAATACGCATCCTTCACAGTGTGTTTCCGGTTTCATACTACTCTCCTAATTTTAATGCTTGAAAATCCTTGGCTAGATATTGACTTTTCTTCTATGGAAAAATTATCAGGAATGCAGGACTGTATAGTGTCTGTATTAAGGACGCTTTTTTTCGGACTATTAAAAAACAAGTTGTTTAAATAGTCTAGCTGTATCTCTCCCCTTGTGTAAAGCCTAAATATTACATTAGAATCCATTTCTATAATATTAACCTCACACTTCATTCTACATTTTTTTAGTATTTCTTGCACCGCTTCTTTGACTTCCTGAAAAGAAAACGAAGAAAGAAAACAATCTATTGTTAGACTCGTTACTTCGCCATCTAAAGCCATGCCCTCTAACGCAGCTAGATTTGAGCAGTGTTTGAATGACATGTCTGAGGGCGGTTTGGTAGATAGATAAATTTTCATTATATGTTCCTGTATTCATTTACTGTAGAGTGTAGTAGATTGTTCCAGCTATCAACAAATCTTTCGAGATTATATTTTTCAACTATGGTTTTTCTAGCGTTGCCACCTAGTTCTTTTGCTAAGTTTTCATCTTTAAGAAGAAGCTCTAAGAAGCTGCGCAGTTCTTTGGGGTCATTTGAAATTAGTCCATTCTTGCCGTTCTCGATTATTTCTGGTATCATGCAGTTGGAGGTAGAAACAATAGCGCAACCACAAGCCATAGCTTCTAATAATACACTGGGAACAGGGGAGTGTAAAGAGGTATTATAGAATATTCTTGAAGATTGATAAATTTCTCTCAAGTGTTCTGTAGAGTTTGCAGGCTCAGAAAACCCCGGACTTTTACCATAGACTTTTACAGGCAGACCCTGAACTGTCTGCTTCCAAAGGTTAAATCCGCAACACCAATCTCTATTGGGCCAATCATTCACAACAGAAAGGCAGACGGCATCCCTTTTTAACCTTCCATCATTCCAAAAGTCTGTGTTTACGCCATGTTCTACAACCCCAGTAGAAGTTCCGCTAACCATACCCCAAGCGCCCATGTTGTATTCAGATATAAATGAGTCTTTGTCTCTTGGATACTGTTGAAACGCTGCAATCTGAGCAGCTACGTCAAACCTAACGTCAGGAAGAACATGGGTATGCCTAAGAATGGGGATGCCTGTTTTATTGCCGCTAGAAATATCTAAACCGGTTAAGTGTTGATGTGCCTGAAACATTCTGTCACATGAAGTATGTGTCAAGATTAGATCAAAATCAACGTAGTCCGGTATAGTATTGATGATATGATAGTTGTCTGGAACCGGAGCATAGTCTGTATCCCAAGTCTTGCCAATCGCTAATGAATAAAAGTTATGACCAGTTTTACAAAGATTTTCTTCATATCTTTCGTGCGTGGCGAATGTTAATATGTTTAGCTTTCTTTCAGGATCACATTTACGCATTATTGATCTTATGGCTCTCTGGCTTGCACTAGCGGTCATTTAGTATCTCCTTTAATTTTAATCCTACCTCTTTATGAGAAAATTTTTCAGCACCCTTTAAGGCTTGGTGACTATCTTCTGTAGCCCACTTTGTTTTCCACCTCATAAATGCATTTCGCATACATACCATCAAGTCTTCAATATCTACCTCTCTCCATTTTTCATTAGAGGTGTATAAATAATCTAGTGTTGACATAGCGCCAAAGCACGGAACCTCTGAAGATTTTACCGCAGAACCTGAGCAGAAGTCGTCCATGCCTGTTCCCTTTGTGTAGATTACAGGAATGCCCATCGCCATCGCCTCTAGCGCTGGAATACAAAAACCCTCTCCGCGACTAGGCATAACAAAAGAGTGGCACTGAGACAATACTGATATGTAGTTTTCTTTTGGTAAGCTTCCGCATATAACAATTTCTTCTTTGTATTTCTTTCTTATTTTTAAACCATTTCTCACTTGCTCGAAATAATTTTGAACATATTCTAACGACTGCGCAGAAGTTTTTACATATAGATTTACGGGTTCGTCGTAATCAAATTCTGAATGAAAAGCTCTAGCTATTGCTTGTAAGTTTTTCCTTTCTACAAATTCACCGACAAAGGCGAAATTGAATGTGTTTACAAGATTATCAACTTTTGGACCGTCTTGCCTATATTTTTCAGACTGGTAGGGCGTGAGGTCTAGGGAGTGAGGCGCGACTTTTACAGGTTTATTAACACCACTATGAACACAGGCAGACTTGCAAGACTTGGTAGGAACCCATATCTCATCCATAAGATTCGCATGATGCTGCCAAGAACTTTCTATAAAGTTACTAGTTTCTGTAGCTAAAAATCCTATATTTTTAAACTTAGAATTGTACGAGTATAAATGGGGAAGCGTATGTTGAATACATGTGTCGCAACCAGATTCAGAATTTCCCTCTAGTTCTAAAACTCTTTTTGGACACTCTCCGTCTGCTTTGTTAAAAGTTATGGCTCTAGGAACAACCTCTATTCCCGCAGCGTCTAAAGCCAATATATTATTTATACAAGCGTTCGCCCAACCTGTGCCGTCTTTATAATTTCCTATATATAAGACTTTCATTTATTTTCCATCTCCTGTTGGTTACGTTGCACTCTGGAGTGTTCCCAGTTATTTAATTGCTTTCTAAAGTTTATCATTTCTTTATATGCGTCCTCTAGGCAGAACGGAGCATTTGAAGTGTTGGTTTTTTTATGAGATTCGTTAAAATAGAACTGTTTATCCATGTTTTCGCACCTATAGCCGAAGGTTACGTCTCTCAAAACCCTCTTCCATAAATAACCACCTATCCATTCTGGCTTATGTAACACATTAGTAAATATATGATTTACAGAATGCGCCATAGATTCTGGATTTTGTAACATGTTTATTTCTGGCTCTGGCGCATTTAGCGGAGAATACCACGTAGTCGCTGGGTCTTTTTTTTCTACTGCGTTAAAATGTTTAGCCCAAGCATCGGCGGTCTTGTCCCAGCTATAGTTTTCTAACGCTCTGTCTCTAACTTGAGACCCTAACTGTTTTAACTTATCTTTTTCACTATGAAGCTGAGTCAAAAGACCAACGAACGAATCGTTATCTGGTATAGCCCTCTTGCACCCTGTTTCACATTCTACATAGTATTGCTTAGGTATAACCCCATATCCACCAATATTTTTAACAACAGACTCCATAGCTGAGTAGTGAGTAGAAATAACGGGTAGCCCGCAGTTGGCAGCCTCTAGCTGGGGCATACCGAACCCTTCGCTATTAGCATACTGAACGTAAATATCAAAACAATTGTATATATCAGAAAGCTCTTTTTCGTCTATGGGATTAGATATTCCCACTATGGCATTGGAGAATGATTTACATTTATCACAGGCGCTAACGGCATCCTTGAAGAAATCAACAGATATATTTTTACAGGATTTACACTTGTATGTCATCAAGACTCTACCAGACAACCCATTTTCATAAATTAGATTAGGTAGATCCCAACCAACATCTGGGTAGTATGTGTGACAATAAAGGAAAGCGTTTGGATCTTGGGTTTGGTCTAGAAATCTTCTAAACGACTCCATTAAATCTGGATACAGCTTTCTTCTTTGGTTTCTCATGACCGTTCCTACAATGAAAGAGTCTGGAGAAATGCCCATATTAATTTTATGGTCGCGCTTATTCGGTGCTGGTGTAAAGCTATTGCTAGCCGCTGGCGATGCTATGTCAACAAACTTTATACTATCGCATTGTTTAAGCATAGTGTCTCTACCAAATTCAGAATATGCAAACACGGAATCCGCAGAAGAATACGTATTAATCCACTGGTCAGCCTGCGGCTCTGCGTCCACAGTAGGCATAATCGACCAATGAAAAAAGTCTCTGAAAGGAGATCTTTGCTGATATTCTATCATCCACCAATCTCTAATATCCATTACGATATCTGGTTTAAAGTCTAATAACACAGAATTAAAAGACTGCTCTCCAAACTGGGCGCTTGGGTTGCTCTTATATGACTCAAATTCAGGGCTGTTTGGAGAAGGTTTGTTTCCATAAAATTTCCAAGGAATGTTTTTATCCTGCGCGTCTGAACTTTCTGCATAACATCCTAGCTCGGCCACCTCGAAATCCTCTATCTGACACAGTCTAGATAAAACTTCTTTGGTGTACACAGAATATCCTGTTGCGTACCAAGAGGCTTCTGAGCAAAAAAGTATTTTTTTCTTCATTAAGATAACTCGTTTATTGTTATTATATTTGACTTGCTTTATTTATGATTACAGAGGTGTTGTCTTTTTTTGATATCTCTCCGTTTATTAAAACGGTATTACCTTCGATAAGAACGTCTTTGTGTTCCTTGTAAACCTCTGGAAAAACAGTGACAGAATCAAGCTCGCCACTAGAATCTTCAACTGCTAGAAAAGCCATTAGCTGTCCGGGGGTTTTCCCCTTCTTTGTTTTGTATTCTCTTAGAGAGTTTATGTGAACAGCAAGCATTACTTTCCCTTTTATAGCACCTTTAGACACATCTTTGCACATAAAATTTTGACTACTTATCGCATAGTCTGTTTTGGAGCAGGTAATGGAACAGCCAAGGAATTTAAACTCTTGATCCGCAATAGTTGCTGCGCTATCTGCGAGATCATAAAATGGGTTATCTAAAGACTTTTTAATATCTTTTACGGTATCTACTCTTCTTGAGCTTATTTTAAGATTATTAATCAAACCCTCTATATTATCACTAAGAGAGTTTTTGCTATTGTAATTTTCTTCTATATACTTTTGCTCTCTGGCCGAAAGGTTTTTCCAACTGTCAAACTCATACAGCATCTCTTGCCGATACCTAGAATTATTGACACCGTTGAAAGCTCCTACGGAAATCAAAGACACCACAGCCCTTTTGTTAAGCTTGCAACCATTAATAATCTTAACAAGAACATCCATCCAAGTATATTTTGATATATCTTTTTGTGAAAGAAGTTCTTCTATCTTTTCGCACTCTCTGGTTCCTACGTTTTTGATATGTCGCATACCGAAGTATATTTTATTATCAATATCTGTAAAGTTTGTATGCATATGCTGGAGTCTTGGTGGATACACATCTATACCCTCAAACTTCGCATCCATTACAAGTTGCTTGATTTCAATCTGTGGCTTAGGTTTCCTATCCGACCTGTTAAGGTAGGACGTATAAAAGTCAAGCATACGATAGTTTTTGCAGTAAGCGCTCCAATATGCGTTGATCGCATAAGAGACGGCGTGAGACTTATTAAAGGCATAGCGGTTAGACTTCTCGATCCAAGAGAAAATCTCTTCCGCAATTTCTTTGTTTACAATCCCCTGTTTCTCCGCACCCTCTAAAAAAGACTTCTTAACCTGCTCCATCAAGTCAGCCTTCTTTTTACCGATAGCCTTCCTTAGTCCATCAGCCTCTTTCAGATCAAAGCCAGCTAGTTTTTGAGCCATCATCATAGACTGCTCTTGGTAAACAAGAACTCCATAGGTCTCTTTAAGGATAGGCTCAATAGATTCATGCTCGTAAACAACGGGATCTAGATTAGCTTTTCTATCAGCATAATGCTGAGTCATGCTTTTACCGTCTTTATACGCCTTCAAGCACCCCGGCCTAATTAGACTAAGTAAAGCGGCTAATTCGTTTATACTCCTTGGACTAACCTTCTTAGCCCAGTGCCTTCCGAGGTTAGACTCAAGTTGAAAAACACCCTTGGTACGTCCTTCGCAAATCAAATCCCAAACATTATCATCGTTAAAATCGTTGATATCAAACATAAATTTCCCCGTTGGCAAATGTCTTTTCAAACTTTACCTTCTTTAACAACGTCCTTTGTAACTTCATAAATTTAATCATCAGATTAGCGGTATCTTTTACATCTTGCAAGGCATCGTGAGCGTTGTCCTTGCTAGCTTGACTCATACCAAAGTAGTCGCGCATGTAATCCATGTTATACTTTTTAACTTCTTGATTGTTTTCAAACCAGCAGTAGATATGTTGCATGACATCAATTGTATAGATAGGGTTAAAGATTCCCTGTCTTCCATTCTTTGCATGGGTAGGTCCGTATTGTTGACACATGCGTTCAACGATAGGCATATCGTAGCCATTGATATTATAACCCGCAGCTATTGGGGCATAGTAACTTGTTTTCTTAAAGTTGTACTTGTCACAAAACTGCGAGAATTTACGCCAAACAGTTTTGGGCAGTGGTGCTTTGGCTAATTCATCTCTTGTTTTTCTCGTTATCTTTAGAGCTTCCTCTTCAAGCGGATCAACGCCCGCCTTAATAGCCTTGTCATCGTCTATGATTGGCCTAATCTCGCTGTTAAAGGTTCCTCCCGGCTGGAGTTCTAACTTTCTAGCATGAATCGCTACAGCGGCAATCTGAGTTGGTTGACAAGTGTAAGGATTCCTGCCACCGGTCTCAAAGTCAAATACTATTATGTCTCTATAATTCATGCTCGTTTTCCTTTTAGTTCTATAAATTTATTAACAGCGTCATCTATGTTTTTGTATAGCTTGTATTCTTTATGTTTATCAGACCAAACTTGATATTCATTATCTGCAACAAGTCTTTTATTGTAGTTTCTTAGGTTGCAAATATGAACCTTGTTTGATTCAATAGAGCAACCAGAAAATATTACGGACTTATAATCTTCTGCTGTAGCGTTCATTTTATTCTCCCTTGTTTGTTATTTCCATGATTTTACTTAATAGATCAATGGCTAAAATGTCAAATTTAACATGTCCTTGCGACTCTAGATCGTTCATTTCAAATCCAACTATGTTTTTACCAGTAGCATCTTTCACCATAGGACATACGTCTTTAAGTTTAAACTTTGATATGATTACACCAGCGGGGTGTTTGCCCTGAGATTTATTTGTACCTTCAATATTAATAGCCTGTTCAAAAAACTTAGCTAGATCTCCTTCCAGCTTTCCTTCCTCGCCTATCTTACACCAACCCTTTAGATCTTCTGATTCATTTTCTAAAGCCCACCTTATGATAGACCTATCTTCCTTATCCATCAACTCTAATTGGTCGGATATGAGCGCTTCGTCTGGAATACAATCCGTTATCTCGTTCATTTCGGAAAATGATACAGCATCATTAATTCTTAAAACTTCTTTTAACGCAGACCTTCCTTGCAGCCTGCCAAATGTAATCATTTGAGAAACGTTTTCCTCGCCATACTTTTCCTTGATATAGTCAATAACTTCGTCTCTATGCTCCGCAGGAACGTCTACATCAATATCCGGCAAAGAAATATAATCATCTGTATTTCTTCCTTCGTTATAGAACCTCTCAAAGATTAGTCCGTACTCTATCGGGTCTACCTCTGTAATTCCCAGTAGATAAGAAACTAAACATCCAGCAGCAGAGCCTCTTCCGGGTCCAGCGATCCATCCTTTATCTTTGACATGGTTTACAATGTCTTGTACAATCAAAAAATATCCAGACAGTCCAGCTTTAAAAATGACTTCTAATTCTGTTTTAACTCTATCAAGATATTCTTCTTTGTCTACATCTAAATAGACTTTCTTAGATGGAATTAACTTCTTCTTCCAGCCATGACGACATAGTTCTTTTAGGTATTCGTTTTGATCAAACCCCTTTGGACAATCAAAGTCTGGCAGCATTGGCGGTCCTGTTAGTTCATATTCTTCGCATCTTTTTTCAATTTCGTGACCTACTGATAAGTCTGTCATATCTGGTAGATACCATCTATCGTCTCCGTCGAAAAATTCTGAGAACTCATGCTCCACGCCTTCTAGTTTGGCAAGAGTCTTTTTAAGCTTGCTACACAACATAATTCTATGACAATCTGCATCGTCTTTATCTACATAATAGATAGCCTCCTGAGCGTAATCTATTTTGATATGATTGGACTTAAATATCTTAGCAAATCCATTTTTCTTTGGAGTCACACATAGAACGTTGCCATTCTCTGCTATCTCTTTTAAAACTTCTACGTTTTGATTTGATACATATTTAACCAAGTCAAACCAGCCATCTTTGTTTTTTGCATAGAGTATGAACCCGTCGAACTCGCATCCAATGATGGGTTTTACGCCTTGCTTTTTACACTCTTGGTGAAACTCTACAGCACCAGAGACAGTGCCAAGATCGGCTATACCGCAGGCGGTGTAGCCGTACTCAGCGCATCTTTTTGCCAGCTTATCTGTTTTACAAAAACCCTGCTGTAAACTAAAGTGCGTTTTGCAGTTGATCGGAATCCAACTCATTTTTCAAAAACTCTCTTAATTGATTAAGGTATTCTTTAGAAGGCTCTAGATTTTTATGTCTTTGATTTACTGTAGACTTCATTTTAAAGGCCAAATTGTCTACATCCATCACTTCGTTATTATACACTGCTAAACCTTCAAGTAAACCCCTACAGCCAGAATTTTGTAGAAAGTTTAAAGACTTTGATAGAGTGTTGTCAAGATCGTGCCAAGCGCCCTTAAAGAATGATGATTGCTCATAATACCAAAACTTAGGTAGCCGATCAACAATTGGAATGGCCCCCATTAGCGTGGATTCAAAAAATCTAAATGTCTCCATGCTGTATGCTCCCCCCGGACACAGCGACAATTTAGAATCAGCTAAAAGCTCCATGTACTCTTTGGGTTTTAAGCCCTTACTAAACCCATCTGTAAATTCAATTTTGTATTTAAACTTATCTCCAGACTCTTCCACCAGCTTGTCTAAGCCTCTCTTGAAACAATCCCTAGTGCCGGTGTGAGGTATTTGTCCCACAAAAGTAAAGTCGTACTTTCTTTGCGATATAGGCTTTATCTCAATGTCATGGTAGCAATCGTTAAATGGACCTAGTGGCATAGGAAAAGTTACCGGCGTATCTAAGCAGTTATCCCACCTGTCAAGGGCATGATAGTTTTGAAATATCAAGAATACATCTTCTCTAAAAAAACCTTCTGGAATTTGGTGGTTTTCTCTAGAGGTTGCTATTAAGATATTTAACTTATCATCATCATATTCTGGAAGTTCTTGCGCGTCATACTTTACTATAATCCTATATCTACTATCTAGAATATCGCTAAGTTTTCTAGCAACCTTTAGAGTAAACATGTTACCTAAATCAAACTCGTTATTTAAATCAATTAATTCTGCCATTATCCCGGAGCCTCGTAATATCCTATGTTAAAACCTTCATTAGTACACTCTTTTACTGTTTCTTTGTGGCCTATAGTATGCAGCCTTTGTTCCACATGCTCGCACATGGTGGTATTAGTTCCCGGCCAATCGTTCTTGTAGAAGTGACAAAGTTTTTGACATCTAAAATCCCTCCTACTGTAACTAATCGGCCTTGGTTTGACGTTCTCTTTAATCTCTTCAAATCTTTTTCTTAACATTTCTAAAAATCTATCTTGATCCCTCTTATCAAAACACATACTAAAAGGACCACCGTCTCTAGTGAAGAAGATAGACATGATGGCTTGATCATAATCCGGGTAAAGTTTTGATATAGCATAATTATACAGCAACAACTGTGCATCGTCAAGAAGTTTTTCATAAGTTTTAACTTCTCCTGTTGCCCAATTCTTTCTTTGTCCCGTTTTCCAATCTACGACTTCAATTATATTATCGTCTATTTTTGTAACTAAGTCAATCGTTCCTTTGATCGCTAGATTACCTTCTACGGTTGTTCCGTCCGGCATTTCATATTTATATTTAGCCCAGTCTTCTTCTATAGCAATATCAAAAGTTGGCTCTGTGTCAACTATATCTCTTTTCCTTGGATCAAATTGACCATCGTTAAAGGTTAGTGCTGTATCAATTTGCTTTTCGCAAAACTTAAAATCAGCAGGGTAATACTTATGGCTATCTGTAGACCCGTAGTGGTCATAACTGCGACTCAAAAGATCTGCGACAAACTTCTTAGTCTTTAGTTTTCTTGGTGTGAATTCAACTTCACCAATAGCATCGTCTATAATTAACAACTCTTTTTTGTCTGCGTTGTCCTGTAGCTCTTTTGTGCATGACGCTAAACATTCCATCACCTTATGACATGCCGTACCAAGTTGCGCTTTTTTCCCCGACTCCGACCTGTATCCTAATACATAAGTCATAAAATACTGCATTTGACAGAAATCGTAATTTCCATAGCTGGAAGATCTTATATATGTTACTATCATTCTGACTCTCTAAATTGGTGGATGCCGCCCACAAGAACGGGTTCTGATTCTGGAATCTCTGGTATCGGAGATCCTAACCATCCCCAATCTTCAATAGTCTTTACAAGTTCTACGTGAGCTTCTTGTATAGACATGTTTTGATTATCAATAACAGCATCGAATTCATAATCTTTATCAAATGCGTTTTCGCTTTTATGAGAATCTTCATGGTTTGATCTTGTTAATTTAATAACTTTACCGCCAGCATTCTGAATGGCCTCCGCTTCATTTGGATACCGGCAATCATCAACTACCGCCAGTAGCGAACCCTCCGACTCTACATCTTTGACCAGCCTAGAAACCCAAATTTCTTCGTAAATCTTTCTACATACTTCTGATCCAAAAAACTGCAAGAATTCCCGGCCTGTCATTTTCCCCTTTTTGTGATACATAAAGGTTCCATCATCAATAAGTTTTTTTATCTGAGGATTTTTAGCCAACTTAGGACAGCTTATGATTCCGGGCATGGACTCCCAAAGGATAGGTATTTTAGCATTCTTCTGTATGTCAGTACCCTTAATATTCTCTTCCTTAATATCGAATAACTCTGTTGCGATATTTTTAAGGGGGTCTGCAAAAGAATAGCTTTTTACATAGGGCCACATATTATACACTGCCCATTCAGCAAACTCCAGATCTATTCTTTTTACGTCTAGTAAAGCGTGTCCCTGTTCCTTTTCTCCTTTAGAGTCGATAAATTCTGTATCAACAACAAGATCACCTTTATCTGTTACATTAAATGCGTTAACTATATTATTAGATCTAAGTTGATAACCGTGTATAAAATTACTGCATGTCGTTTTACCAGACTGCTTATTGCCAGCAAACGCTAAAATTCTAGTGGTCATATTAAGTTATCCTTCTCCAATTGAGGGTTAAGTTCTTCATGAATTTGTTCTGTGGTCATTTCACCAATGTCCTTTTTAGAAATTTGCGGTCTGTAGTAATTAAATCTTCTTCCGCATTTTTTGACAATTTGGCTCGCGGCTTTTTTTCCAGCTTCGTCATAGTCTGTGAGTATCACCAAGTTTAAAGCGCCGCTTTTTTCTAATGTTAATAGCTGGTCATCACTTATACTAGAACCAAAAATACCAACTGAATTTTTAAATCCTGCTTCATACATTCTTAAAACATCGCCCTGTCCTTCTAGTATAAAAAGAACGCCTTTGCTTCCCATGAATTTCTGAGCAATGTTGAATCCATAAAGAACGTTTTTCTTAAACCCTTTACTGTGTAACCACTTAGGCTTTAGTTCGTCGTTAATAGACCTCCCAACACACCCTACATAGTTATAGTCTTCATCGTAAATAGGAACAACAACTCTTCCAGACATTGGCTTATTTTCTGCAAAACATGTGCCTATATCAAAAGTTTTTAAGGTTTCTTCTCTATACCCTCTATTGACATAGTATTCTGCCGGTATATTTATAGTAGACTGTATCTGTTCCCTAGATATTGTAGTGGGTTTTCTTTCAATCTTTCTTTCAAATATTTCTAGTAATTTAACTTCTTTGTTTGGTTGACGGTCTTTGGTTTCTAGTTGCGAATCATCAAGTTTAAGAAACTCTAGACAAAAGTTATACGTTGCATTTAAGGAAACGTCTTTACCATCTTTATTTGATAGTACTCCTCTTATAAATCCAAATATATTACTTTGGTAGTCTTGTTCGCATTGATTTGTCCAACATCGCCAGTTACCAACGGCAGAGTCTCCGTCTGTAAATACGCTACAGCCCTCTGGACTATCCCCGCCGTGAATAGGACATGGAAACGAATACCTATTTGGGTACTCTAATCCTTCAATATCAAAATGTTCTAGAATCTCAGGAATATGCTCTGCCAGCTTATCACACACTGTCAATATCTGATTCTGTGTCAATTTCTTCATTTATTTCAAAACCTTCTTCTCTTGCTCTTGCATTATTATGAAGCTCATTTCTGGTTTGACCTTCTGCTAATTTACCAATACTTCCAAACATATTCATACTAATATAGTCACCGTCGTCAAGACCGCAGCCATGTCTAGCCACAACCGGAACCAGTTTCCTGTTTCCGTTTTCTATCTTGTCTTCCGCGACCTCTTCTTCTGACTTCATCTTAAATATAGAAAAACTCGTACAAAGCCATATAAGCCTGTCTGAGCCTGATACCACATCGGTAGACTCCTTGGTTATACCATCTCTATTTAACTGCACAAAACTCAAACAGGGTACATCATACTTAACCATAAAGTTATGTAGCTGGGTTATTTGAAAACCAAGCACTTGGTATTCCTGCATTGAGCTACTGATACCTTCAGACCCCATCAGCTTTAGATAATCATAAACTACAAGACAGTCATTAGTAACACCCGACTCGTCAAAGCCAACGTGCTGATAAATCCACTTCCTCATCAACGCTAATATGTTTTCAAAAGACTGACCAGCTATACTTATATAGTGATACGGTATTTCTTTGAGTTCTTGCGCGGCTTTTTCAACCTTTTCTTTTTCTAGCGGGTTTTCTGTAAACTTACCAGTAGAAATCTTATTAATATCTACACCACTAAGATTTGCAAGCATTCTGTTAAGATGGTCTTCCTTGCTCATCTCTGTATCTAGCATCAACACAGGAATGCCCAGCCTAGAAACATTCATCGCTACAGCGTCTCCAAACATGGACTTACCCACCTTGGGACGTGCGGCGACGAGATCAACACACTTTCTTCTTAATCCACCGCCAATCGCTGCATCATACCTAGGAAACCCTGTTGGTATTCCTACGTTTTCAGATACGTTTTCAGAAAGGTATTCAATATAATCATCAATATCTTCACCAATAATTTCAGTCTTCTTATTAGATGATTGATATATATCGGCAGTAGCGTCTAATATAGGCGCTTCTACTTTGGATATAAGATCCATTATATCTTCATCGCCATTAGTAGCGTCTAGCTCTTTTTCGCAAGCCTTGAGTGTTTTCTTTAAATCTCTTGCTAATTTAAGTTTTGCTATCTTTACAGCGTGAGACTTTGCATTTTCTTTATGTATAGGAAAATTAAACAAAGACCTTATAAACGACATCTCTTCTTTGTTGTTTATAGATTCACTTACCCCAAGACTGTTTGCGGCAGAAAGTATAGATGCCAATTCTACCTTAGAGTTTTCTGAAACAGACTTATATATACAGTGATATAAAAGCTGATTCATGTCACTTGTAAAATGATCAGCGTCTACAAAGTCTATTTCTAGATAGCAATCTAATCCATATTGACAAAGAGCCGCAAGTACGGCTCTTTCCGACGCTAGATCTTCTAACTTTTTCTTTGTCATCTAGACCTTGACCCCAAGCATTTGTCACAGATGAAGTTTTCTCTTTTATGAGTAGGGTGAACCTGCACCACGGAAGAGCATCCTGAACATGTTTGTGGTATTTTTTTTACTGGTTGTCTTTTTCTTTCTGTGGGGGTTACTTCTGGGGTTTTGTTTAAAGAGTCTTTATGCTCCGTTCCATCATCGCTAAATAAGTTAACCCTTTTCTTAACTTCCACCTGTGTAGAGTTTGGACCTTCCTTATCGTTTGTCATTGTAAAATCATCCACATCCACTGCCGTACTTTTAGGTGGCTTGGACTGTTCTTTTAAAATAACCTGCTTTCCCTTTTGCTGATACGCCGTGTTATCGAGAGGTAAATCTGGATCTTGGAGCTTGCTAATTAATTCAGCCTTTTGCTCTGGGGTCATTATACTTACCAGCGTTTTTATAATATCTTCGCTCATTATTTTCTCCTAGCCATATTTGCTAATATTTCTGCCATCTTAATAACTCTACTGTTTTTACCCTCTAGTGTTCTAACTCTAGCCTCTGCATGGTTTTTAATCTTTAGTATCTCGGATGCAAGAGGGTTTTCTTTTATTGCAGAGTAATACTTTTCTTGCCATTTTGAATATTGACCCCCGTATTGATTCATTACGCTACCTATTATAAACCAAATAGAAGACTCTGCCCACTCTAAAGTGTTTTTTTCTCTAGTCTTTTCTGTTTCAACATACTCTGCGTAAGCATAAAGCTTAAAAGAATATATGTTACATACTTCTGCGCTCCAAGATTTCATCGTCTCAGAACTAGCGTTTAGGGCGATAGAAGCTTCTTCTGGAGGGTCTACTGTAGCTAAATACTTAGAGCTTTTCCAATCTTCAATCGCTTGTAGAAACTCATTCAATCTTGTTTCGCCACTCATCTATGTCCTCGTTGTAGTTTAACTGAACTAACCGTATTTCATTTAATTTACACCAGTCTGCTTTATTTCTGTCCCTTGCCTGCGATTTAAAAAATGACAACTTGTCTTTAAAATGAAAAGCATTAAAACGAAAGTGCTGCTCGCCGTGAACTTCTACAACCAAATTTCTATTAGGTATATAGAAGTCAGCACGTAGGTTTTTATTTCTTATGGTTTTTGTCCCCGGAAGACTAACCTCTTCTAGTATTCTATCATACGGATAGCAAGAGTCAAGCAGACCCTTCGCCTTTTGGTGGAGTTTAGATCTCTTTCCACCTCCAGACTTAGGGTTCCATTTGTACTCTCGGCTGTCTAAGCCTATTACTTTCAAGCCAAGACCTCTTTTATCATCGACTCTAGAGACTTTACTAGTTTAGGGTTTCTGTTTAAAAAGCTATAAACCTTGTCTTGACCCTGAAACTTAAAAGCTTTAGTAAGTTTTTCAGCATCTTCTACATCAACATCTGGATCAACCTCTTTAGCAAGTTCTTTATTTGTTTCTAAGAATGGGCAAGAGAACCAAGCTCCAGACCTGTCAATAAAACCCAAGTCTAGCGACAACTGAAGAACCTCTTGGGTTGAGTCGATACCATGACCATATCTAATATAGCTTTGCACCTGTCCTCCCGGCGGTCCCATCGAAGAACAAATAATTTTCCAGTTTACTACTTGACCAATTCTATTCTTGCTAGCATCTTCCCAAGGTTTTACTGCGGAGATTTTTTCACCACCACCCGCAATTTCCATTCTAGTATCTGCTTGATATTGAATTTTGTTACCGCCATCAGAAAGTTTTGCCTTACCAAACCCCCCTGTGTTTGCGATATAGTGAGTTATGGCAATAACAAGTCCTCGTTGCCTTGGTAGAAGTTGTCCAATCTTTTTTGTAAAGATGGACAAAATCTTTGGTAGCCCCGCCCGCCCCGGACTAAAGTCTCCATCTAATTCTTTAGCGGGAATCAAAGAAGATATAGAATCAATTATCAGAATCGCTCCCTGATAGTCTGGATGGCTCATCATTTTGTAGGCCATTTCTAAGAACTCTTCTGCCGGTAAAGGTTTATCTTCTGGTGCAATAACCTCTATTTTCTCAGGGTCGAAATCGTTTACCTGAAAATTCATATCTTTAAGACGACCTTCCGCATCTAGATAGATGACTGGTCTACCCTCCTTTTGACAGTTGGTAGCGATCTGCATAGCGGTTGTTGTTTTACCACTTTTAGGATCGCCTGTAAGAGTAACCCAACAGCCCTCTCTAACCCCACCGCCTAGCGCTATATCAATAGCGGGACTGATAGAAATTACTTTGTAGTCGCTCTTTTCTTTAAGCACCTCTGTGCCTGTTTTGATTATGTTTCCGTATTCTTTTATTTGACTTTTCAAATATTCAGGAGTTTTCTTTTTTGCCATCGGTATCCCTAAGTTTTGACATTAATGTTTTCTTTTTCTTCTTTGTTCTTGGCTTGTACTCTACATCTTCTGATATTTCTATAACTTTTTTTGGTTTCTCTGCTTCTATTTTAACCTCTTCGGATCGTTTTGCAACGCCCGCTTCTACAAACTTAGTGATTAAAACAAACTTTTTAGAACTGTGCAAAAAGCCCAAGGAGTAAACGTTTCTACCACTTGGGCCATTTAAATAAGATACTAGAGATTTGTCTCCGTATTTTTTAATTAGTTTAGACGCTAACCTGATTTGGGTTTCATATTCTTCTTTTTGTGACTTATTCCAAAACTTAAACTCAAGACTCCCCTTGTTGTCTCGCTCTCTTTTTCTGATGCAGACTAATTCAGCACAGTATTGCGCTGCGTTACAGGGCTGCCTTGTTGATATGCTTCTGTACTTCTGGATGTTTGATTTTTTCTGATTCATTTTTAAATATCATATACTTAATATTATCTTCTGTTACAGACCTAACAGATCTATACTTTTCAAATTCATTGTAGGGCCAGCTATATTTCGCGACATCCACACCTGAGCAGTCGTCTTTTAACAGACAAACAGTTAATGTCTGAAATGACGTAGAATGACTACCATCCATAGCTTGATCCTTTGCTATTCCTCGCATTACAGACACACCATCTAACCCTTGTTCATTTTCAAAGAAAACCTTTGCAGGAGCGCCAAACATATGAAGCTCTATTTTTACAGGAAACACATTGTTATCTGCGCAGTGATCAGTTAGCCTGCTCCACGGATTTTGCATTTCTGGTCTTTCGTAATCTCCATAAACTCTATCGCCACTAGATAGCGTAGTAATCCAACTAATCATCAACTGTTCCATTGTTAATGATCTCATATATCCGTCCCTATGTGTACAAATCATTTTATCCTTCCTTTATTTTATGAATAACCGACTTATACCTTTGTGGAGTAGAGGGTTTTTTTCTACTCTCGTCTCCTGCGGCTGAAGCGGCTTCTGTCATTATTGTTGCGGTCTTATTACTATCTCTCACGTAAAGAGATGATGAATCTATCGCGGGGGAAATAATTTCTGTTACCGGTTTTTCAGACTTGTCTATTTTGTCTTTTACTACTGGTTCAAGGCTTAGTTTTTCAACATATTTATCCACCATGTGAACAGACCTATCCATTTTATCTGCCATATTTGCAGTGTTCATGCTGTCGTGGTTTTTAGAAATATATTCTTTTTCTTTTTTTGAAAGTCTACCCTTCTTCATTTTACTTCTCCATTACTAATCTTCTAGCTCTTGTGAAATGTAAAGTATTTCTAGTTTTTAAATACTTCATATAAAAATTAAAACACGTTTCTGAGACCTTTTTAAACCTCCTAGTTTTAGAAGACGATCTTGTAAATCTATCGTTATAGGGATCAATTATTTCAGCCCTGTCATAAAGTATATAGTGAGAACTTGAATTGTCAACTGTACTGACGTATGCAAAAGCTTCTTTTGTATCCAAAGATACATCTGCGTGTTTTCCAAAGTATGATTTCTGGGCCTCTTGAGGTTCCGGTAAATTAAGATCAGAAACATCTTCTTTTTCACCTCTAGTCATTTAATTTCTCCAATTTGTTTTTTAATTTTCTTATGCATTCTGCTTCTGATGTTCCAGAAATACAAATCTGCGCCTTGTTAGAAATTTCATATTTTGACAATAAACGATTACCCATAACTTGATCGTCAAGACTACCATCTTCATACATTTTTCTAATGTCAATTTTCATCGTTATGGTAGCATGATGGGGGAAGCTTCTTCGATTTGTTATATTGTCCGATATTTCAAATTCATTCATCAATCACCTTCTTTTATCCATTTGACTTTTTCTTTATCCGTCATACCATTAATTTTTCTGTTGATATTCCTTCTCTTCTGCGCTTCGCTGTTGTTCTTCTTATTATCTTTTGCAGACTTCTCCTGCTTTTCGTAGTGTCCCATATTTCTAGTGTTTTTATCTGCTAACTGAGCAATTGTATTTGGCTCACCCCTGATGGATATTGATGGCGGATTTATAAAAACTTTTTTTAAAGTCTTTTTACTACAACAAGGACACTCCAATATAGATGGAGCGTCATGAGCTTGTCTAATCTCATCGTAGTATTTACACTGCTTGCATTCAAAATCATAAAGTGGCATTCGTTCCTCCGTATAGTAAGTTGACTCTATATTCTAGAGGGTAGAAGCTAATATTACACGCTAATTTTCCATAGCTGTTAATATTCTTCCAAGAATACCATTCCTTTGAATGTCTTCTCTTGTTAGCGTAGAGATTCCGACGCCATCAACACCATCAAGCTTTTCTATGCAGTCCCAAAGACCGCTTTTAGAAAGATCGCACTGCCTAGTATCTCCGTTTATCAGCACTTTACTCCCTTGACCCATTCGGGTTATAAACATTTTTATTTGTTCAAATGTACAGTTTTGAGCTTCGTCTAATATCATATATGTATTATGAAAAGTAGACCCCCTCATAACTTCTAATGGTTGATATTTTATTCTTCCTTCATTATAGTACATCCCGTAATACGCCCGACCCAAGAAGTTCCTGAAGTTTTCTTGCATAGGTAAAAGATAGGGGGCTATTTTGTCTAACAAGTCTCCCGGAAGACTTCCTAGTTCTTTTCCGGTACACACAAGGGGTCTCGTTATCAATACCTGATCTATTTCCCCCTTGTGGAGATGTTCAGAAGCTATTCCTGCGGCTATATAAGACTTACCCGATCCAGAAGGGCCGCTACAAAAAACAACGTCATTTTCTATTATGGACCTTATATACTCTTTTTGATTCTCCGTTTTTGCTTCTATTGTTTTTACTTTTTGGGGTGAGCTACTCTGTTTTTTAGTTCTTCTTTTCATTTAAAACCTTACTAGCTAGAACAATTCTTCGTTTATTAAATTCCTAACCTGAGTATCCTTAACTAAAACTATATCACTGAAATCGTTTTGATACGAAATGGTTGTCTCTACATTTCCGCCTCCCCCTGCTTCACCTCCGGTTGTTGCTATGCTGGTTAAATAATTTTTTGCGCCTAGATCCATTATATGGTATTTAA